CCTTTCGGCGCGGAGATGCAACGATTAAGCCGGGTAATGGTATTGAGCAAGCAACTCACTGGATGCCGCTACCGGAACCGCCGCAGGAGGCGAAATGATGGATGTAAAAGAGAAGGTTTTGCAGGTGATGCGTTCCCGGGCTGCCCTGCAAGATAAAGCTCTCGGCGGGGAATATCCATTCAGGATGGCAACCTGGAATTTGCGGTTGGCAATGGAGAAGGAATTTCCTGATGAAGAATGGCGTTCGGCAGATTTGCGAAAAATCCTTATGGAGATTGCTAAAGACGGAACAGTATCTAAAGATAACCATGCCAGCCGGATTGGTCAGGCGGTATGGAGACTGGAGGTGCGGTAATGGCTAACCTGCAACTTGCCGTCAAAGGTGAATACTTCGATGCCATGATTCGCGGAGATAAAACGGAAGAGTATCGCCTGTGTAATGACTACTGGAATAAGCGAATCATGTTCCGGGAATATGACCGCCTGATTATCACAAAGGGATATCCGAAGCGCGACGACTTCAGTCGCAGAATTGACGTCCCGTATAACGGATATGAAATAAAAACAATCACACATCCACACTTCGGTGATAAACCGGTAAAGGTGTTCGCGATAAAAGTGAAGATTAATAGCTAAATTTCAATTAACACGGAGTAATTATGTGGCGCGGTAATAATCATGGCGGAAGTCAGATGATACTTACCGAATATACGTTCGACCACAAAACCAATAAATCACGTTCAGTATATTTGCTTCGGCACAATAGCCGCGTAAGAAATACCGTTCTGGAGCAAAATCTGACCGTTGAAATGGATAATTTGGGAAACTTCAAGCCAACAATATCGCTTGATGATTTTCCGTGTGGTTTAAGCGAAAGAGAAGCAATGCTGAAATTAGCAGAATGGTTACAAAGATTGAGCATTGCTATTGAAGATAACTGGATTCAACCATAATGAAAAACAGAAAGAAAGATTGCTATGACAACATTTAGTAAATTCGCAGTAATTATGATTTTATTAATCCCTCTCACTGTTACAGCAGGGGAACAGCAACATTGCACAAAAGAGAATGAACACCCTTTCATCGTTATTCAATGCGATGACGGAACGGTGACTGTGGTTAATGTAAGAAATGACCGTGTAGCTGTTTGCCGTAAAGGCGAACCATGCAAGGAAATAAAACTATGACAAGAATCACTAAAGAGCGTATTTCAGATATTATTTCCCGTATCGAAATGTATGGTCACGGTGCTGGATACACAGCAGATGAAGTATTGGAGCTTGCCAAAATAGCTTTAGCGCCTTGCAAGGAGGTAAAGCTATGACACTGATTGACTTGTTAGTGAAGGAATTATCTAAGGGGCGTGGATGGCCTGATGGAAAAGATTTTTGCCATCTATCCATTACGATGCCAGGTAGTAGTCGCGCTACGGTTCTTTTTGGTACGCGCCATAAAAATTACCAATCATCAAAGAATTATTCCATTGATGGCATTATTTGTGATATCAGTGACCTTGATCGCAGTGCGTTTACATCGGTTGTCACTCGTGAACAGTATGAAGCAGCTCGCATAGCGTCTCAGAAAGTCAAGTCTGAAAGTAAGGCTTACAAGTTAGATTTTGAGCAATGGCTGGAGCAGCAACGCGGGGAAATCGATGTGGACTGCGGTTGTGTGTCTGCGGAAACATTCATGCACTGGTTGCGGGTAGCTTATGAGGCTGGGAACCATCCGGTTCTTCCGGATAGTTCCCAACAAGCGCCCAGGAAAAGCGTAAAAACCACTCTGGAAAGAGGCTATCTTGAGGCCGCATTAAAGATTAAGCCGGGCCATACGCTAGGCGTCATTGATGCCATGTTGGTTCATGAAATGGCTAAGGCTTTATTGCCGCTGGTGGCTGATAAACATGAGGCGGGCCATGCCAACGAAAGCTGAGTTACAGGCTCGCGTAGAGATTCTTGAAAAAGAAAATGCGAGTCTAAAAGGAATGCTGGCGCGGGCGGAAAGGGAATTATCAGGCAAATTATTGCCAGAAGAGCTGCCACCAGCAGATATACCTGATCGAGTGTCCTGGTGGATGAAGTATTTCCGTGCACCGTGGGAGGCGTTTTGGTGCTACGACCATCGCAGATGGTGTGATGAGCTTGATAGCAGTTTCCCCTATTTTGCGGAAGGGAACTCTTGCCCTGAATGTAGGAGTTAATGATGACCGGCGAGCTTTATTTTAAAATGTTTCTCGTTAGGAGTGCAGTCAAAATTTTTGGGCAATACAGGATCGAGAGGAATGCGATTAGGCATAGCCAATTCCTTATTAACTGATTGGCAACGAGGTTACGCTGATCCGTTGGTGATGAATAGTAGCAAAGCGCACAAAATCATCTGCGGTGGTTGATGTACATAACGCGTTTGCACCAAAGGTGTCTCTTTAATGTATACTGTATAAATGAACAGTATTATTGAGGTGAAAACGCTATGGGCTTCCCTTCTCCTGCGGCGGATTATGTTGAAAGCCGAATTTCTCTTGATCAGCAGATAATTAGACATCCATCAGCAACCTACTTCATGCGGGCAGCTGATAGCCATCACCGTGAGGGAATATTGCAGGGTGCTTTGCTGGTGGTTGATTCTTCGCTTACTCCAGTTGATGGTTCGCTGCTTGTGTGCGCTATGGAGGGTGAATATCGCATAAAGAGATACAGGAAGTATCCGCGCCAGCACCTGGAGGATTTAAGCACCGGGAAGAAAGAGGCGTTACCAGTAGATGACGATGGTTACACGGGTAGTAATGCTGTTTTTGGTGTGATCACTCATGTCATCAATGATGCCCGAAGTGGGGAATTTGATGATTGTCCGGTCATTTAAGCTGCAAAGTGCTGGTGCTTTATGCCTGTGAAGTTTATAATTGTGTACACATAACGAGTACACGAGGTGTTTATGCAATCCATTAACTTCCGTACCGCGCGCGGCAACCTTTCTGAAGTGCTCAACAATGTTGAAGCCGGGGAAGAGGTTGAAATCACCCGCAGAGGCCGTGAGTCAGCAGTAATTGTCAGCAAGGCTACTTTCGAAGCCTACAAAAAAGCGGCGCTGGATGCTGAATTTGCATCCCTGTTTGACACCCTGGACTCCACCAACAAGGAACTGGTTAACCGATAATGAGGCATATATCACCGGAAGAACTTATTGCGCTTCATGATGCGAATATAAACCGCTACGGCGGCCTGCCGGGAATGTCAGATCCGGGTAGGGCAGAGGCCATTATCGGGAGAGTTCAGGCCAGAGTTGCCTACGAAGAGATCACCGACCTTTTCGAAGTCTCCGCCACCTACCTGGTGGCTACAGCGAGAGGGCATATATTCAATGATGCCAATAAGCGTACCGCGCTAAACAGTGCGCTGTTATTTCTACGCCGTAACGGGGTGCAGGTATTTGATTCACCTGAACTGGCAGACCTTACCGTAGGGGCTGCGACCGGAGAGATATCTGTATCTTCTGTCGCCGACACGTTACGTAGATTGTATGGTTCCGCGGAGTAGATTAATGGCACGTAGATACAACAAATTGTCCCGTGAAGCGTTAAAGATGCTTCTTGATGGCGTGAGTCGCCGCGAGGTAAAGCAATACCTGATTGGTAAGCAAATTGGCGCCAGGACCGCTATTGCTGTGTTATGCCGTCAGGAAATGGTTGTGCTTAAACAGAGAATGCTTGGTAGCAGACAAAGTGCTTCCAGTATTTGAAAAGAAGCCCGCCATACCAAGCGGGCTTTTTGTTATTTCACCTCTTCTGCCGCTGTATCATTGGACTGTTCTTCTTTGGCCCGTTCTGCAATCGCCGCACGGCATTTCGCCCTGGCTATAGCGATTGCTTCAGCTCGCACATCGTCTGGAATCGTTGACGTGATATACATATCCAGTTCTTCGGCACGGAATACTGTTTGGTCCAGATATTCGCGTAGCATCCAGGTAAATTCGAAATCACACGCGATAATCTCTGCGCTACCTTCTGCACCATTTGGGAAATGAATAAATGCCTGTTTAGCCAAACCGATAACACGACATGCGGTTGCCAAAACAGCGACAACCAGGTTTACATTTTCACACGCTACGGGCTGATTAACGCCGGAGATTACTCCATTTAACTGTCGGTTATATGGAAGGTAGTTTGAGATGCGTTCTACGCGCCATGTGCCAGTCAGGCTGCCATTTTTAAAGATAATTGGTGTAACGGATAGCCCAAGCTCGCGTATAAGTCGTTGCGCTATAGCAGGATCATTAAACAGGTCTAATGCTACACATTCGAAAGACTGCGCAAGGGCAAACAGTTCTTCCAGAGAGTAGTCTTTGCCCCTGGCGGTGATGTAACGACGAACGCCGCTGTCCGCATCACTCCATATAGCTACGCCATGCTCTTCATTCAGTTCTTCATTAAAGCCGAGATACGTCATGATAGTGCGTTCAATCGTGTCAAACGGCAGTGACATGTCGGCGTTAACATCCACCAGCAGACCATTACGCAAGCGGTATTGAATTGCTTTAGTATTTTCCACGTTAAATCACTCCACTACAAACCAGTCACATGCCAGTAAGTCGCCTACAGAAGGAACCCACGGAACAACTACACCTTGTGCATTTTTTAAGGCGAAATAAGCACCATACGGAACGAGGTCGCCGGGGAAATATCCCTTAATGGCTTCCATTCGTGCCGGGTACTGTCCTTCAGGAACCAGCCAGCAGAATTGGTTTTCACCGTTCCACCCGCGTCGAGCAACTTTCTTTCCTTCCTTCAGCCACATCAGCGCGTCAGAAAAGTCGGCTGCTTCAAGGTCGATTTCTTCTTGCTGGGTGGTGATGCCACCAGCAGAAATAGTTACGCTTCCGGAAATATTAATGTTCACGCCGTTGTCATCCGTAATGATGACCGTGGTCCCATTTTCGGAGGTGTCGTTAACCCGGCTATAGCATTTTTCAAATGCTTTCTCTGGCACATAGACCGGATAGCCATTTTCAGCAGTGACGAGATATCCTCCTATTTGCGGTCGGAATCTTTCCAAGAACACACCATCAACACGAAGCGTCATTCCTTTTGGCTCAACGACTTCGATACTGCCCAAAATGGGCGCATCAGTTTCGCCGACAATAACAATATCTTTGATTTTCGATGCCCGAATGATGCTGTGGCTTTTGTATTTGGGGAACACCTGAAAAGTGCTAGCCATAATCTTTCCTCTACTTAAAACTTTTCGTACTGAAGCGGTGTACGCTTGATTTCAACGCGGTCTTCCGATGTACTACCAAAGCCACCAGCACCTCGCTCTGTTTCATCGAGTTCATCAACTTCTACCAGCGATACCGGTTCAACACGCTCAAAAATGCCTTGCATGACAGCCATTCCAGGCTTGAGGCAAATGCCTTCCCCGCCGGGATCAGCAATCAGTTTTGCCATGATTTCACCGCGATAATCGGAGTCGATAATTCCTACGCAGTTAGCCAGGCGAGTATGTTTTTTGCAGCCCAATCCGGATCGTGGATAGAGTTTCAGACACCAGCCGGGCGGGATCTCCATAGCCAGTCCGGTATACACCCACCAGCTTGAGGAAATTGCACCATTGCTATCGACGCATGGTTTTATTTCAACAGCCTCAAAATCCATCGCCGCCGATCCGGAGGTGGCATAAGCTGGAAGTTTTGCTGCCGGATGTAGGCGTTTCACTTTTACGTAAATCATTGTTTTTTAGCTCTCTGCGTGAAGGTGTAAACCCGACGTTTGATATGTGGAACGGTAGGAACAGGAAGACAGGAACTTTCAATAACCCCTTGCTCCTCCAGCGATCGCACCGCCCGCAAGAACTGCGACGTGTCGCCGCCAAACTGGCGGGCATAGGTGCTGCCGTTAAGAAGTATTTGAGCTATTACCCGAGCTTTTGTCTGGCTGTCACGATATGCGAATAGCCGCACGGCCTCTTCTGGCGCAATCGCTAACTGATAGCCTTTCCCGGCACGGTGTCGAATGAATCCATGCGCCAGTAGGTTTTTGAGTTCGTTACGAGTGCGAACAGATCCGTAATCCAGGAAGTGTGGATTGATAACGACTGGCTTAAACCATTCCGTAGGTGCTTTAGATAATAGAGCTAACAGCTTCCCGGATAATTCTGGATAGGAAGACGGGTAACAATTCAGAGATGGGTAATAAGTTTTCACCGACGCCCCCTTGCAGGATATCGACCTGCATTAGTATCCGGTGCAATAAAGCCGGTAGTGGGGCGAGTGAAAGCGAGATTAATCTTCTCGACCATAGTGCGATAATTTTCCTGATAGTGGGCCAGGAGTTTTTCGGCGGCAATGATGGTTACTTTCCGGACGTAGCTTTCTGCTTCCTCCAGATTTCGCCAGTTTTTTTCGAGGGTAAACACAGGGACGGCCTCAAGCCCGGTCATGATGCCGAACACAACGACAGCATGACTGTTCTTAACACCAGCGGCGAAGGTTACGGTGTAACCATCCACCTTGAAGCGTCTTGATTCCGTGATTTGACTCTGCAAAGCACCCTCCTAAATAGGCGAGGGTACTTTACAGCAAAGACGTTAATCTAAAAAGATGTGTTAGAAATTTAATTTACGAATCCATCAGGCGGCTATTAGCCCCCACAGACACGCCGCCACGGCGAAGATACCGCATAAGTGTTTCCGGTTTCTTCCAGGTTCCTTCCTGCATGATCTCCACCATAGACACCTGCTTTTCAGCCATATCAATAGCGGCCCCGACGCGTGCACTATGCCCGGTCCACGTCCGGTATCTTCCTTTGTTTGGCGTAGCATCTCTTTTATTCAGCAACACCCAGGCGTCGCTGAATATTTTCTCCATTGCAGGTGCAGTAAGGGGCGTTATCGTGATCCTGGCCTTATTGCTACGGTGTATCGGCGGGAACAGCACTGCGTCAGGATGTTCGCGAAGCCCGGAAACATCCAGCCAGTCATTCAGCACAGCGGTAGTGCGACGGGAAAGCACCTTATCAAGCCCGGCGGCGGTCGTTATTGTCTTCGTGTGTGAAATATGTAGCGTGACAGTGTCACCTGTTTGGTCCAGATCTCCTACACGAATACGCGAGATTTCCGACATACGCATCAGCGTATTGTATGCAACAAAGAGAAAAGCCCGGTTGCGCAGGTCCACCAGCCGTTCTGACCTGGACAACAGGACGTCGAGCAGTTTCAGATCGTCCCACCGCAGCGGTATAGCCTGGCCTGTTCGTTCGCCTTTTTCCGTTGCCGCTTCACGCCGGATGCGCCGCATAGCCAGAGAAACACTTTTATCATCCGAAAGTGGCGGAAGGCCACAATGCGAAAGCAGCATGTTAAGCATGGCGTAGTGCTTATCAATGGTGGTCGAAGCCAGATCAGCATCATGCAGCTGAAGAAAATACTCGCGGGCCATCTCTGGTGAGATCGGGAACCAGGCGAGCTGGCGAGCGTGACACCATCTCGCCCAGGAGTGAAACACTAACCGGAGATCGCGCAAAGTATTCGGCGCATAAGCCCCCTGGTCATTCATGAACCGCATAAAGTTTTCTGCGGCCTCCTGGTACTCTTTGCCAATGTTGCGCAGAAAACCACCGGAGCTGCCAGAGATAATTAATTCACTCATGAAACTATTTCACCTCTATATACAGATGACGCTACGCGAAAAATATAAAAATGACAGGGTAGCTATAAGTTAATTTTCAAAATACAACCCTTTGATTCGATGCACGTATTTTCAGTGATGTCAACACTGTTCATCTACACATGATTATAGCCTAACTTTAAATAATGCCAATTATTTAAAGTTATAAAATGCCGATTTTTTTTAATCCATCATAGATTGATGATGACCAGTAACACGTTGCCTTCATGGTCTTTAATTTGCGAAGTGTGGTTTCTACGGTTGGTTTTCTAAAATTGATGACAAAAAATCACAGTTCGATCCTTTACTCACTCTGTTATTCGACATAAATTTGTCATAGTAATTTTATGTTAGAAAACTAAATCGAGTAGGAATAATGAGTAAGAAGTCGATCGAGAAAGAGTACAAACGGTTCCTGCAAACCGCTGAACGGTGGAAAGAGCTGGTGGTCGCAAACTCTGTTTTCCATGATACCAGTTATGCTGGCGAGGAATTCCGCCATGTTGCATTAACGCATGACCAAAACATATTAGAAGAAGCTGAAAAATGTCTTGCTGAATGGAAAGCCTTCGTTGACATGTGCCGCGATGCCGACGGCAAAGCGTCGAACATTGTTGAGTCTGTATATTCTCCGATCCCATTCATCATTGAGGACACCAATCAAAGCACGCATGTCGTTGTGCAAAGCGCTACAACAACACGTACATTTACACGTGAACAATTGCTAAAAAAATACGACAAAATCATAAAGAAAAGCCTTAAAAATAGGGTTTTTTCTCAAATCGTAGGTGATCTTGAAGAAGAACAGCGCTTCTTTGAAGCTGAGCCTGAAGGCGAGATCTACCGGGCGCGTAAAGAGGCATATACAGATGTTGTGCTGACAACAAACATCGAAGGCAGCAATGCCCTTTCTCGCTTTAGAGTTGGCGCACATGGTGCATTGGTTTTCGCAAGACTACCGAAGACAACGATCCCCGTTGTCAATAATGTTGGTGAACGCCGGAGCATTACAATTTATTCTGGCGTCGAATCGGTACCTTGCAGCCTTCTCGGCGATTTTAACTTATATCGTGTTCGTGACCTGGAAAAACACCAGCCAAGCTATGTTGCGAAGTCGTACATCTTAAGGAACATCGATATTCGCAATGAAAGCCTTAAGCAGAAATCCGCTAAGATGCTGGAGGATGCCGATCCGGCTATTCGCCATATCATTGAGCGTAAGATACGTACATCACGTGAAGCAATGGCAAGGCTGGATAAAATGGATCTGGAATTGTTAGACGTAATGATGGCCTCTGGAGACGACCTGACCGGCATTAAACTGAATGAAGCTCGTAAAAAATACGGCAAAGCAATCGAAGAACGTTACGGATACACATTCCCCCAAACGCAGTACGCCGCGAAGCTCTGGTAATCACAACCGGCCCCGCATCGCGGGGCTTTATATATCCAGATCCGGCATTTCGATATCCGCCAGAACCTGATCTCGGAAAGTTGCCATTTCGGCACCAATATCTTCATTAGCAGGCACATAGTCCACCAGCATAGTGAAGCAGTAGGTATCCCATCGGTCAGGCGATTTGATGTTTAGCTTTTGCCGCATGTGCTCTTTGCGCATCATCGCCATTTTCCCTTCTTCATTCAGTAAAAAGGGGATTTTTGACGCTTGCTCTGCCGTTTTAGGGTCACTGTCTATCCGCATACGCCCTGACTTTATGGCATCACGCGCCATAATGTTTGCGTAGGCACGCTGATTAACAAATCGCTCCCTGTCTTTGTTCGCAAACATGGGTTTTCCCCACCGAATACGTACCGGGTTCGCACCACGACGCACCAACTGCGCACACGTATCAGAACCAAAACCATCAGCATCAACCGCGATTGTTATATTCGGGTATTTTTCCGGCGTACATTCGTTATATATGAAGTCAGCAAAGGCCAATGGGTCCATAGTGCCAGGCATCTCCATTACCTTAAAGTTAACAACGCGCCGCTTATCCCTGTGACCTGATACCTTGCAGATGTTGAGGACCGACTTATCTCGCCCATTACCAACGTCAGCCGTTGCCACCCATCCCCAGTTTTTCTCCAACAACACCTTGCGGCGAGCAGCGCGATCGCATTCATCACGACCAAGCAAATAGCCGTTAATTTCTCGTGGGAACTGACCAAGCACCTTGACCATGTACTCAATAGAATCGCGCCCGCCATATTCCAGAAGCTTCTCCTTGATGAATTGTGGTGTGACGAACGGTGATTCTTCCGAGTTAAGAACAATTGCTGTCCAGATCCCTTTCGGGTTGTCTGGGGTTTTTGCTCGAGAATGGTGCGAATCGTAGAAATAACCACTTGGCCTTGTTGGCTGGGATAGCATCAACATCCGGTTATCTTCTTCAGTAAGAGCACCGGTCATTACGCCGATCGCCTTATCAGATATACCAGATGCTTCATCCAGAATTAGAAGCAAATGTGCCGCGTGTTCCCCCGCCAGCGCTTCTTCGTTGCCGAGTCGATAACCTTTGCAGAGAACTTCCCAAATCCCCTTACGGGAGCGCTCATAAAACATGGTGTCAGAGAGGACAAAATAGGTCTGCAACCACCCATGACGCTTAACTGCATTCGCCCAATACTGTTTAACGTATTTGAATACGCCTGTTTTTACCTGGCCTATCTTGTTAGCAACAATGATGACACGGGCATCGGGGAACAGGATCATAAAAATCAACAGCAACATCGCGGTAAGGGACGACTTCCCCGTTCCGTGTCCGGACGTGACGGTCGTCCTACTCCCCGTTTCCTGCACTGACTGAATGATCTGCTGCTGCTGGTGGGAGGGGAACATCCCAAAAATATCGACTACAGCCTGGGTAAAGTTGTAGCGGTATTTGATTACCATATCGCGCCAGCGTGGATCGCTGGTGACGCATTTAATCTTGCGCCCGCCAGCCATTAATCATCCTCCGGCGGTTCTATCGCGATATCATCATCTCCGGCGTCATACCCTGCATCAGATGCATCATAATCACCGTAAATTTCAGCCGTTGCCGAAGGGTCAATATCCAGCTCTTCGTCGTTGGCCTCGAATTCTCCAGCTTTACGCTCGCCATTGCGGTCGTAATCTCCGCACCCCAATTCTTCAACAATGGTTGCCACATCCGCCCGGCGCTCTGCCAGCCATTGCGGATGGTTAGCCTGAAGCGTTGCAAACTCCCTTGCCTCTTTGTCCAGCTGTTCATCATCAACATCATTGACGTCAGAAACAGGTGGTTCGAGAAGAGTGATAGCTTTCGCCGCGCGCGCCGCGAGGATAGCCGGGACGCTGACACCCTGGCGCTCGATGTATTCAGCAACACCGATATCATCCAGTTCCTCGCGCTCACGCATACGTATAGCGGCGGCGATAACTCTGGCTGCGCGTGCGTCAGCGCCAATGCGATATTCAATCTCTTTGCCACGCTGTTCGGCCTGTAGGCGTGCTAATTCGAGTTTTTCTCTGGCCTCAGCCTCTTTGAATGCTTGCTGGCGAGCGCTCTGACGAAGCTTTTCATCCCCCTGTCGCAGCTTTTGTTCGGACTGATATATAGCTGCCAACCTACTGATAAAATCATTCATGTAGTAGGCCGCGTCACTGATTAGACCGAGAAGGCGCTGCCCAGGGTGCATTCCTTCTGGCTCTTTATCGCCCAAGGCGTCTATTTCCGCCTGTAGACGTTCGGCCTCCTGATCAACAATGCTTTGATACTGAAGTGCGCGCTCTTGCGCCATTTGAATTGCTAACCGCAGGTGTTCTTCTGCGCCGTTCTTCATCATATCGCGAGCCACATTCGTAGTTGGCAATGTGGCACGCTGCACAGCACCGTCAGGGATCATTGCAGAAGATCCCTCAATTTTTGGGGCGTTTTTATCTTCTTCGGGGATCATTTTCGCCATTTTTTCGCGCAATGATCTCCTGACGGATTCTTTTATCTCATTGTTATTATTTGAATTATTTTCATGATCCGAAGTTTTCTTTCTCGGCATACTTCGGAAAGAACCTGCGCCCTGCGAATTGTCAATTTCTGTAAATTTTGTTTTTTCTGCACCCTCTTCCAGCTTTTTTGTTGCTCTTCCCGCCCGTTTTTTTTCAGGTGATTTGGTGCTTTTTTTTGTTGTCTTTACCTGCGACCGCACCTCATTTTTTTTCATATTGAGATGCTTTCTGGCTGTATTGAAGCTAAGGCCATGCTCCTCACAGTATTCCTTTACAGTGATCCCTTTTTCTTCACGCAACGCTATAAAGCGGGCGCGGTGCTCCTCCCAATTAACCAGACTCATAAAGCAACACCACGCTTTTTAACGGCGGCATTCCACAGCTTATTCGCCATGTCCACCAGCTCTCGTTGCTCTTTTCGCGCCTGTTCGACTGATTTCCTGCTACAGTTTTTAACCAGTAAACTGCCATATTCAGGGGTTCGCCCACGCACCTTGAACTGATATCCGTTCAGGCCATGCAACCAGTATTTTCGTGGGTAAACACGATCATCAAGCTCACAGATTGCCCTGCTTGAACGAACAAAATGACGAATGATGTTAGTTACACTTACTCGTGAAACATGGAGATGAGGGTATTTTTCTTTGGCGAGAGTGGTAATTTCAGTGACTGTCAGATAGCAGTCAGCCCTGATCATGATATCCGCAATTTCTGCGCTGCTGATTTGTTCCATTAATCCCCCGGGCAGGAAATGACCGAGGGGATGATAATGAGAATGTTAAAACTGTATAGACTGGTAAAAAGATGATTGTATTAGAAAATTAATACTAAATATCTAATGCTACCAGCGAGACAAACGAACAACATGTTTCACTTTTGCGATCCACTGTCCGCGATAACTATTGATTACGGCCTGTGCCAGCTTCAAATTGGCTTCAAAATCAGCCTTACTACCATCAGACTCCACCAGCATTCCTCCATCTATTTCTGGTAAACATAGATAATCCTGCTCAACCTGCAGCGGCATTGATGGCTCTCTGAATGGGGTTACTTGCTCTGCTTTCCAGCGAAATCTAACCCTTATCCCCCTGGTGGTCATTACTAGATAGCCTGTTATAGTGCTTTTATGGCCCACATCAGTACGCGTGGCATTGCATGACACGATCTTACAGTTAGCGATAGACCACTCCATATTGGTGGCCTGTTGAGTGCTTAATTTGGTAGTCCCGTACATCAGAAAGCCTCCCAGTCAGTCGCGATAATATCCACACCAGTTGCAAACCAGTCTGTCTGCGCCTGTAAATCACCATTCATCATTACCAGGCGAGGCATCACCATCACATCGCACCCTTCCACAATATCGAATGCCTCTTCCGGCAAGAATTCGAAGAGCTTTTCTTTGCTGCCAATGCTGCCACGGAACATCGATATATAGCTCCCTTTAGGCCATGATGTCCGCCGGGCATCAAGCCCTTTCATCATCCAGTAAAAAGCCGAGGAAAAAGGGATATTCTTTTTGCCAATGATTACATTATTCGCTTCTGTGTACTTCAGGAACTTAACTAACCTTACCATTGACTCGGATAACGCAACGTATGGCTCATGATTGATTGCTGACACGCTTACACCGTGCAATCCAACGCTTACCACTGTCATATCGCCGCTCTGTGCGGTTTCGATATTGACGCCTTTGCGAACTAATGAGGCGTAAAGTTCCTCTCGCTTTTGGGTCCAGCGTTCCCGCTTCCCTATGAAGTCACTCAAAATGAGATCTTCTTCTGCATATGCGTTATCGTTCGCCATTAACATAACGTCTCCTTTTTACACGCGCGACCATCTCTCGGTTAAACCGATAGAGATGTCGAAACTTCGTATTAATTAAGGGTTACAGCCTGAGCGGCTATATGATGAATTGAAAGGAGTTGTGGCGGTGGTGCCTCCACCTGCCAGGTCAGCCACGCCCGGCGACGACACTTATCAGAACCTCAATGAATGAAAATGGCTTCGTCACGAGCGCATAGCCGCAATTACCACAACGGAAACGGCGCTCGCGTTAATTAAACGCCTTTTCCTGTTGTGCGCCGTACTCTTCCGGCTGTCACACCGAATCGCCAGGATGGTGAGTCCTCGGTCCGACGATATGAACGGGGCTTGCACATTCCGGCTACCTGGTTTGTTGCCTGAGCTAGGGGAAAAGGTAACCCCTTTAACGTCACCAGACCGCTAACGACGCATGTGCCAGACGCCGTGTTACAACCAAATATGGTGGCCCCTACCGGACTTGAACCGGTGACCGTGCGATTATGAGTCGCCAGCTCTAACCACTGAGCTAAGGGGCCAATTAGTTTTTATTTTCGACGCCTGAGATTCTTCGCTACTTGTTCTACTCCGTATACGATCACAAGCAGAAATAGCAAAGACCATCCAGGGTTCTTATCAATATACGTCCAAAAATCCATCATGAGTTCCTGAACGCAGCTTTAATAATCGGCAATAGCAATACCACAGCTACTGAAACCAGTGCCCCATCAGCCAACACCGACATCACTTTGCTGGTGAAATCCACCAGCACGGACAAAACGAGAAAACCAATGGCGCACGCAATACGCGCCTTGCCAATCATTACAGATAATCTTCCACACGAAGGCCCAAACGACGGCCTACTTCTTCCAGTACTTTGTGTTCTGCTGGCTCGATTTCACCGTCCGCTTCTGCAATCGTCAGCATGTTAACGAATACTTCTTCCGCTTCTTTTGGATCATTTTTGATATCTTCAATTTCGCGAAGGATATTCATGCGACCAACACGGAAACCAGCTTCCAGTTGCTCAGTAAAACGGGTGATTGTTGCGGTAATTTCGTTGCCAAAATGACTTAAGCGAGGATTAGAGCGGACAAGCTGATCAAGTTTCGCTGTTTCTTCCTTTTCGATTTCACCATCTGCGGCAGACACCAACAAACAGCCACCGATAATGGCCTCCATCAGATCGCGATTCTCAACCCTTTTCAGCTCTACTTTTGCTGAAGCGACTTTCTTACCGAAAAATTTACCGAACATTGGTTATCCCTCAATAAACATGACGTATTTATTAGGTTGCGGTGCCTGGTGCCTCCAGGTGACGTTAACCAGTTAACAATTAACGCCGGGATGTTTGACTTAACCACTAAGGAGGATTGTTTTAACTGTTCCGCGTGCGCATAGCCGCATTCACCGCAATGGTAAGAGCACTTGGCTGGCTGGGCGGCGATGACGCCTGTACGCATTTGGTGATCCGGTTCTGCTTCCGGCATTCGCTTAATTAGCCAAATACTCTTAACGTTGCACTGGCGGAGAGTAATGGAATCGAACCATCATCGCTTGCGCAATGGGACGGTTTTCAAGACCGTTTGAGCACCATGCTCCCTACTCTCCAGTGATTGTGATGGTCGGTGCTGAACTCCGACACAGGGTTGTAGCAAGCCCCGCAAAGCGCGCACTACTGTAGTTGCGGCACATCAGCCTGTGCATTCACCACAATGTTGAGAACACTGGTTGTCACGCTGCAACGCAACATTTATTCGTAGATTGGGATATGACCCCGTTACGCCAGTGTTCTCAACGTTGTAGTGCCGGTTACGGTTCCGGCCAGGCCTCTTCCTCAACGGGGTGTTCTCCATACGGACTACCGTTTATTGGTCGTTCCTGCGGTTTATGTTGTGAAGCCAGATGCTTATCTTCTGGTTGCTTCAAAGAGCTGCACTTCATCACAACGGTAAGAGCACTCGATGCATTTAAGCCAAGCCCCATAAGGGAGAATGCCCTTACCTGTTGTGTTGTGATGACCGGTGCTGATCTCCGGCTTGCGGTTATTTCAGACTCTCACGGGCGTTTATTTGCCCCGCCGAACAGCTCTTTTCCGCAATAGCTGCAATGTCTTTCGCGCATCAGCCTGCGCATTCATCACAACGGTAAGGGTACTTCGTAGGGATTCGAACCCTCTGCCAAGCACGGCGATCTCCGACGTCGCAAAATACCCTTACCTGTTGTGTTGGTGCCGGTTAACGGACTCGAACCGCTGACATCCTGCTTACAAGGCAGGCGCTCTACCAACTGAGCTAAACCGGCAATTTGGTGGGGAGTGATGGAGTCGAACCACCCGAGTCGCAATGACAGTAGATTTACAGTCTACCCCGCTACCCCTACGGACTAACTCCCCTGAATTGGCGATGGTGGGTGGATTCGAACCACCGACCGACAGCTTAGAAGGCTGCTGCTCTATCCTACTGAGCTACACCACCACTGTGCCGGGTACGTCTCCGGCGAGGGCTTCCACCTCCGTATGCTTTTCGGCGCACCGCGCCCTGGCTGCAATTCAGTAACAGGGGATGCATAACCCTGGCTTCCAGCGTGATTAGCGCCTTCAGCATGACGGGATATACCCGTAACCAACAAACTTTCCCATATACCATCAAGCAATGGCTGTTACGCGGGAGGGACGTAACAGGTAAGGGCGCTGACCAGAAAGACCTGACCCTTCTCATTCATCTGGTTAATCACACCAGCGCCCTTGCCTGTTATGCCTCCCCGTTCCCTAATACACAGACGGGGACACTCTGCGGTCGATTTTTTGACGGGGGACGACTCATACCCCGTGGCGTCAGGCTTCTTAGGCCGCTACCATCATCAGATCATCGTTTGCATTTACTTTAATGGTCGGGTTCTAAACCGCCGCAAAGTCGCTAACCATGACGAAAACCCTAAAAAAGCCCACCCGAAGATGGGCAAATACGCTACATCTCACACAAGAAAGAAGCCGACTGCCTGAGCTGGATTCACTTTCAAATGCCCGCTGAAAGGGATCACAAGTCGGCTTCTTTCTTGATGCGGCACTCTCTCCGCCCGTCACCGCTCTGTCTCGGTTGTCGCGTTTGCCACGCCAGCCATAACGAGGTTTAAAGTCTTTTCACGTTCCCATCACTCGACTGCCGTCTGTGGCTGTTCGTTGCAGCGGGGGTGCCTCCCCCTGGGGATATCCCCGGCCTTACCCCATTCTTTCAAGACACAATGCAAGGCCACATCCGCATAGGTGCATTACCGCAACATTAAGGAGACTCAGGGCAAAAGGTAACCGCCACAAAAATCCCTATGCCTCCTTAATGTTGAAGATGTGCATTGATGATTAGATGCAGCATGTACCGTTACTCTCTGCCGGACCATCATCAATGAACACCTTAAAAAGACCTTCCGTGGCTCAACATGTATTGTCGTTTACTCCGCAAAGTGCTCTCTCTGAAACCACTTTCCGCACTAAACCTGTTGAACTTTGGTCTGCTCGGTGCCAAAGCGTGCTCTTGGTTTACTATACTTTTCTAACACTTTAATTTGTTAATTGCTGGTGGGCAAACAATAACCAATAAGTGACTATCAAGCCCAGCAAGCGAAACGTGGGTACCGCCCACCAGCAAGGAAAATTCTATGTTAAGTCATCTTCACAATCAATACATTCGAATTGTGATTTTAGATTTCTAACACATTATTTCCCATAAAGATCTTCTACACCCCCATTCTTCTTATCCCATTCGTTCGCCCATACCCGGCAAGCGTCAATGATTTCCTGACGACGATCTCCTTGCATGAACGGAATGCTTTCATGGAAACAGCTTGGAATGCAGGCCACACTGAATACAGTATCAAACTCCGTCTGCTTGATTGCCTCCAGCGTCTCCGGACGCATTTTTAATTCATCGATTGGCGCATCCTTAGAGTCCATAATCCGGCGATATAAGCGCGGAAAATCCGTCTCCAGGTACGCCATAATTTTATCTGCGAGACATTCGTCTATGTCGGTATTCCAGTCCTTTTCGAAGCCCGGCAGGCGATAGTAAAGCGGCGTTCCCCATACCGATGGGATCACATCCATCGTTAACAGGCGATTAGTTCTGATTTGTTGATGGTAATTAGCCGTCAGCAGTGCTTCGCCACGCTGCCCAGTTTCCGCAACCAGGCCGTGCGGATACTCATGGATGTAGGCAATGGCATCCCTTCCATCATACATAAGTGGAAATGTCTCTGGTCTTTGTCCCATGCCACAAGCACGGTTCAGATCGTGACCAAGCTGTGAGCACTCTCGCTTTAATGTTTCGATAATGCTCTGCGCTGTAGCCAACTTTTTACGCAGTGTGACGCCTTCGCCTTGATAATCAATGCATTGCTGATTGAGCTTGGTTAAACGCTCTTTTAGTTCCCGGCGCTCTCTTTTCAGCGTGCGGTTATCCTTCTCCGCAACATCCAGCCGCTTTGTCAGGCTGGGCGGATAGTCTTTTTTGTAACGGTTCAAATCGGCTTCGGCAGATTTACGCAGTGTATTTGCCTGTTCAAGACGCGCTTCCAGATTGCCGATCTCATTACGCATATTCGCGGCAAATTGATTAACTGCATCGCCCAGGCTTTCAACTGTCGCTGATACGCCTGTGACTTGTGAAAAACGGATCAAGCCATCATTAACGGCTTGTTGGTATTCCTCAAACTGATCCACCAGCTTATTGTAATCAACTGCCCCATCATCAAGCAGCTTGTTGATTTCCGCCACCAGGTTATCTGTAGTGGCAATGACACTCTCGTGCAGTCGCTTTGACAGGTCATCTCCCGGATTCCGTTTCTGTATAAGAGCGATTTGTGTGCGCAGCGTTTCAATTGCTGTCGAGATAATTTCCAGATTAGAAGTATCAGTGTGTTGACTCATTGCTGTTCCCGTCACTTTGTTAAATTAGTTTTCTAACATATTTTATTAGTTTGATGACGGTATCGGAAGATGCAATAAACAAAAAACCCGCTAATTGGCGGGTTTTTATGCAATTACTGTGTTGCAGCCTGATAAATAAGATACGCGATAAATACAGGTACGATGGCCCATTGCAGCAATGAAAGTAGCCTCATTACTGTTATTGGGGTAACTCCATCCACGTATTGTTTCTCTGACATTTTCCCTAACCAACTAACCGACAACAGTGCCGAGTTTTCCCCCAATTCCAGCTCTCTGAGAGCTTCACGGATTAACGGCGCTGTCACAGCCTTAACCGGTGTGCTCAACGTGATACTCCGCGTCCTCCCCGCATCGTCAGCGAACGCCAGACTCACATAATATTTTTTGCTCAATGTACAAACTCCCAATCATCAGCGCTTGCACTTTCCGGGGTTATGTGAACCTTATCGCCAGTAACAATATTGCGAGCTTCAAAACTTCCATTGATACGTTTCGAGATCTCAATACATAGAGCCTGCTGCCATGAGCGACGACGAGCGATAGCATTAGTTCCTGCAGGGATAAGTTCTGCCACGTTAAGTAAACGCAAAACGATTTCTCCGTTTAATCAAGACAAACATACTCCGTGATAGCTTTTATGGCTTCAGCGGCACTGCGCGCCTCAAAGCAGTAGTAACCGGCTTCAGTGAGGCGGGTCATCCAGACGAGTTGTTCGGGAGTCAGGCGATTTCTCCCATGTTTCATCTCAATGCGCATTCCGTGGTATCCCCCACAAGCAAGGTCTATAGAAAGATCGGGATATCCCTTCTTTTGGCCCTCTGCCACCATTTTTATTGCCGTCCTTATGCCTCGCAGGCCACCGTTTGGAGTGGCGTGAGTATGCTCATACACATAACGCATATTGCGATACAACCAGTCCAGGACGCGAACCTGCTCGTAATGCTCATGGTTCCTTTTGATTAGATCTGGGTTTTTCTCCAGTTCTCTAAGAGCTGCGGCATGTGGGGATGTTTCAGAATATTCACTGCGACGCCTTCTCTTTCGCGCTATTTTTCTAACACACCCATTGATGGTAAATATGCGAAATAATAACAACAACGTTAGATTTGTAAAACAAGAGAGATACTACTCAAGGATGGTCTATATGCAACAGGTCGGATTTGCTTTTAGAGTAAAGAGTGACCTTAATCAACAAGGAGGGTAAATCGCATGGCATTTACCCAACCTGTTATTTTTAAAGGGTTATTTTATCCTGTTCGGATAATTCTTTGATTGTCTTGTCGATTGCGATCAACCAACCTTCATAGGTTAAATCATCAACAAGTTCTACCAACTTATCATCGGTGTGAGGAAAGTATATCCAGCTCCAGTTCGCAGGGTTTTCTGCTTTTCGCAGCGTAAAAACCTTCTTGTAACGGTGGAACTCAAGGACATACCCCTTCGATATGGAATATTCCTTTAGGTCTTCGACCGTAAACCTACGATTCTTTCGCATGGCTACCCCATGATTCGATATTTCTCTATAGACTCGTCGTAACTTATGTACACGTATGGCTCGGTATCATCAGCATAAGGTGCGACTTCCAGAGCATGAACGGGATTGTATACCGCGTCATTTTCCAGGCGATCGCTCGAATACAGATGCCCAGCCAAAACCGTAAGCGCCGGGCGACTCATTTTGTAGATCTCTGCCACATCACTATCTACAACTTGTCCAAATGATATGTCGCCGCGCTCCAGCAATATCGTTTTGAGCGCGGGCCACCACGGACCATAAAGGTGATAAAGCTGTGGATTTTTCTTCAGTCTTTCTACCATGCCATCAAGATAAACTGTCAGGTATTCTTCTTCACTCCTGCCATTGAGCGCCTGCGGCAAAATGTCCTCAAGGTAGGATTCCGTCGGTTTTACAGTGTCAATTAATGTCGTCATTCAAATTCGGCCCCGGTTGGGGCCGCTCCTTATCTGTTAGGCCGCATCGGCGATTATTTTACGCAGTTCATCTACCGAGTAACGCGTAGATACCATCCATGCAGGACGGTCAAAGTTCACATCAGCAACCGGGTTTGCTTCAAAATTCCAGAAACGCCCGCCAATCTTCTTAATCGCGTCTTTGGCGTTCCGTATTGTCGAGGAACCTGGCTGGTCGGCAATGAGATAAACCGCGCCAACGTCTTCGCTGACGCTCCACCAGCGCCCGCGAACACGCGCCTTAGCGCGAATCGGCTTATCATTAACCACAATGATATAGTCATCATTCGCCGCTTCATCAGCTCTTGCTTCAGCCACTGCCGCCTGCTCTTCTCTTTTGCTTTCAGCCTGCTCAAGCCTTTTCGCGATCTCTGATTCAGTGGCCCCGCCGTTTTTCAGCGATACATAGTCCTGCCACGTTGCCGATTTGAGCGCATCCGGCAACTCATTCACATAGTCGCCGTCTTTCAACTCACGGGCGCGACGGGTAGCCATTTCTACCAGGCGATTAACAGAAACAGCATCAGCAAAATCGTCCTTACTAATGTGTTTTTCATCAAATGCATTGATGACAGCCCCAACCTTAATCCACTGTGCTGCCGGTGATTCCAAGGGGTTATCAGCCTGAACAATGGCGAGTTTCGCTCCATCTACCCCATTATTCGCCAGCTGTTCCAATGCCGCCCATCCATCTGCATCACTGAGTGATTTATATTGCTCAAACAATGCATCGCGCCAGGCCACCAGCGCAGAACGTGTTTTTTCGATCTTCGCCTTAATTTTCGCGATCTTGACCTGATTAAACATCCGTTCAATATCATCGATATTGCTAAAGGCTTTCATCCTGCCCTGGAATAAACGGTATGCCAGCACGGTCCTCCAGAATGATTCCAGACCTTCTCCGGACGGTTTACGGAACAAGCTAAGAATATCTTCAGAAGTGACTTTATTAAGCGAACGACCTGACAGACCACGCCCAGCCATCCAGTTTTCGAACTCCTGGGCAACATCATCCATCGTTGCTTGTGCGCCCCATGCCTGCATTCCCTGGATGTAATCATACCCATACAATGCCTGGAGGAATCCCTCTCCGTCCACGATATTCAGCGGATTATCACTGGCTTGTATTTTTGCCACTTCACGCTTCAGCGCCTCATTGTTGATATCAGGGTAAATCCACTGCTCTGGTGCAATATCCGATGTACGCCCGATTTTCTGTCCTATCATGCCATCATAGGTCGATGACAGCGCGATCTGACCATCATCTGTGCGATAAGCCCAGTATTTAATAGCTGACCCACCGCCCCATGCATTACCAGGTTTACCAGCAATAACATTCATTACCCCATTGCGAATAGCATCATAGAACTGATCGCGAGTAAGTATTGTTGATAGCTGGTGGCACTGAACACCACGCGCAGCCGTTGCGCGCGATTCAGCTACCCCCTCTTCAAAAGTTACCGCTTCAATCACAGAGTCAAACGGCAATGTAACGATTGACCCCGGTGCTCGAGCGTAACGACTTGCTCTATCCAGCCAGGCGATACGGCAGAGGTATTGTGCTTTTTCACCGTCAATTTTTTCCACCCGGACAATCGCTGTTGTTTCGCGATCATCAATGACTGCACGGTAATAACTACCTTTATGCAACAGGATATTCTTGTCAGTGCGCATATATTCCTGTGGGTTCTGAATAACATCGATACTGATATCCAGCACACCAGACTTAATAGCGCGCTCCACATCACCACGAGAGCGTTTCATTATGGTATCCGCGTCTTTTGCCCTGGTGATCGCAAACCGCAGCACCCGCGCACGTTTTCTGTAGCTACTCAACTGCTCAAGCGCGTATTTTTGCCCATTCCTGTTCGTACCCGCTTTTATCAGGTCGTCAAGATTGCGCTGGTAATACTCTATCTGTTCCATCGCGCTTTTCAGTTCTGTCTCCATCATGCCGATATCTTTTCCGGCGGCGTTTGCCGCTTTCAGGTAGATATCGAGAGCATTGTTGGCCTCGCGCTGTGCTTTCAGTTTCAGACGTTCTTCACGCTCTTGCGCCTGGCGAGCCATGATTGCGCGGCGTTCTTCCGGGTTTGCCGCCAGCATAATGGCGCGTTCATCAGCATCATCCGCATCACCATTGGCGATCTCTGACATGTCGGAGGTCATCACCATCTTGATCCAATCTTTCTTACGTTTCAGCGTATCCAGACGGAAGTCGTCGAATGTGCCTTTGCCACAATAGTAGTGAACATTGACCTTCTCTTGCGGTGAACCTACGCGCGCACCGCGCCCATTTCGTTGGTCGATACTGGCTGGTGTCCAGGGTAGTGTCAGGTGGTGGATATCGGTTGTCCCGATGTGCAGGTTAATACCTACTTCAGCCTTCTTGTTACAGATTATGATACGCGTGCGACCTTCGTTATAGTCGGCGGCAATACCTTCCATGCCCTCAAGGCCAGCATCATTTTTAGCTGAGAGATAATCCTCATATTGGGCAAGTTTGCTGTAGTAGGTTTCCCATGCCCCTTCTTTGTATTCACCGTTTTTGTTTGGAGTAGGTTCGGTCGGCTTATTCACCTTCTTCAGCTTGATGCCGCCAGCCTGGCTAACTGTCGTTGCATTGATAATGCCAATCTCCTGCTCCGGCATTTGCAGTGCACTGGCGATAATACGGCGCAGCTTCTGGTGCTGGGCTTTTTCATCAATAAAGACGATCTGCTTACCGTTCTTCAGACCTTCACGAAGATTTTCGATCAGCGCGGCATACTTCGGCGGGATGGGGTGCGATACCTGCTGCATATCAATACCGGCAGCCGCAATGGCCTTAAGTATTTCAGCTTCCAGTTCAATGCTGGCACGTATTTCAACATGCGTCGGATGTTCACTAAAAGCGGTCTTCACTACCTTGCTGGTACGCGTACTGACCAGCCCGCCAGCGCCGTCTTCCTCGGCCTCATCAACATCATCTGCCACTTTACCGCCAGCTACTTTTGGCAAGGCATCAGCAATAGCTTTTACCTGGTCTGCAAGCTCAACGGGGAACTGGAATGTAATCGCACTGGCATACAGATCCGGGTCTATAGCAACCTTGTCCATGTCACGGATGATGGAGAAGATGAAATCATCCGGTTTGTCGTTAGTGATATGCCCGTTTTCATCGACTGTCAGCTCATCATTGCGACTTAACTCCTGAGCACGCTTACGAAGCTCTTCATAAGCAGTCTCCTGCTCCCCTGTCATCGGGATCTGCAAGGTGTTCTCAATGATGTCGGGAATTTTAACCGTTGCTCCGACATCTGCAGCAGTCTTCAGAGTGGTCCAACGATGGAAAATACCACGCAGGCCGTCAAGGTTCTGGAAGCCCACCAGCCCCTGCTTCTCTTCCACTTCCCCGGAAATTTTCTGGACCTGAACTGTGGCTGTTTTGCCAAACACACGAACGAAATCATCAGGCGTAATGATGCCCATGCGCATCCACTCTTCCTGCGGAATGACAGTAGACAGCATGTTGAAGGCATCAATCGGACTGTTCACCAGCGGAGTTGCCGTCAGCATGACTACACCACGCCCGTTGTTGCGTTTCATCATGTACGCAGCTTTTACAGCCATGTCGCGGGCCATCTTGGATACTGCCGGGTTAGGCAAATATGCCAGTTGTCCCGCTTCACGCCCGGCATTAAAGGAGTTGCGGTAGTTATGCCCCTCGTCGGCAATCACGCTATCGAAGTTCATATCCTCAAAGTACGGGATATTCTGCTTCTTCGTTGTACCGGTATTCGCGGCCTGATCCTTAATCTTGTTCTTCTTCTGCGCATCACGGTGTTTACCGGACGCCAGGTCAAGACGCCCCATTTCCACAGCATTAAAGACAGCTTGCTGTGAGTTCTCCTCGATGGTTTTTTCTCGTAGCGGGATAGACGCGAATTGTTCTTTTGTCATGATGACCGTTCGCCAATTTGACGACGGGATCATGTTCATGCGCTGAACGATAACGGCGCTGGCGGACTCTTTCACAACATTTCTGGTAAGAGGCTGCCCGTTACTGTCGAGGCGTGGTTCGCCATTTTCATCAAGCACCGGCGCGGTCAGAATATTTCCGCTGTCATCACGAACTTCATCCAAACCGATAAACATCATATTGGCGAAGGCATCAGCACTGTAGAAACTCTGTGCCTCGTGATACCAGTTCTGATAAACCGCCTTCGGAACAACAATACACGTGCGTTTAGTGCGACCTGTTTCGAAGTTATACGCCTCAAGCGCAAGCGCGGTCGTGGTTTTACCCAGCCCGGTACCAAATCCCATGATGCCGCGCCCATCTTCTGACAAGCGCCGAACTTCTTCATTCTGATAAGTAAGAGGAATGCGCTTTCCACTAAGCCCTTCCAGGCCAAGCGGTGCGTCAGAATGCGTGAACGGAATGAAACCATTGAATGCGTCGTTATACTCGCGGGCTATCTGATCAGCCTGCGGGTGAGTGCGTAACCAGTCGTTAAAACTAACTTCCAGTTGAGCAATTTTATCCAGGTACTCGTTAGCGTTCTGCCCACGCGGTTTAACACCGTTCAGGTAGTTTTCTAACTGGTTCAGGAAGCCGTCTTTATTGTTGGCCTTCTTGAACTCATTCCCGTTTTTGCCGTTTACGGTTCGTAGCTGATAGCCGGTAAATACCCCGTCCTTACCTTCGTAATCGTCCGGAGATACCAGAATGCCATCGACGACCTTCAGATCAGGTTCAGTGTACTTAAACTCGTCATAGCCCTGCTCTGCCAGGAACTCTTTTATCAAGCGGCGATCCAGCCAGCGGGCATTCAGATTAACGGTGACTTTATTTAGTGGCGTGAAAATACGTTTCTCTTCGATTTTCGCCAACTGACGCTCAAAGTTCGCTTTCTGCTCACCTGTTGACGCATCACGCCAGCCCATCAGCAATGCTGTTTTGGTTGCAATATCGCCGCTGGTGGCGCGGTCCATCGGCAGCAGGCAGCCATACCCATCAATAGCGATATCATCAAATTTCGCCAGGTATTCAAGGGCCGCGTCGTCGTCCTCTGGCAGTTCACCAGCAAACGCCTCACGAAAGTCTCCCAGCGTTATAGGATTAAGGGCTACATCACTGAAAAGATGTGCTATCACTTGTTCAGGACGTGTAAAGTCAATACCGGCAGCACCATCCGTTACATCAAGTCGCCCTGCCAGAAGGTCAGAAGTGGAACCATCCTGTTTCACATTGCCAGTGAACGTCATCCAGTTTTTAGCGCCAGCTTCAGCAAGCCCATTCAGCTTAATGGCGTGCGGTGGCCCATACTTCGCAACTTCTGCTGCCGCCAGGCGGGATGCATCTGCCAGTTTGTCATCAACGTTCACACCCAGGTTACGCAAATCAAGTGCCTTGTTGATCAACTGACCTATCAGCGCACCGCGCATAACGCGCTCCCTGTCTTTTTCTCGCTGCTTGCCAGCAAAGCGAATCATTGCTGCCACTTCATCACTGACAACCGATGGATAGTCGGACGCGATCGCCGATATCTGGTCCCATGACAAAGCCAGAATCCCGTTTGTTGACTGGAACGCGATCTGCAGATCGCCAAACGTCGAAACACCATATCGACTTACATCAAGCGCGGAGGATTTGGTTGTCGTGTCCTTAACCCATTTCAGACCATCAAACTCATGCCAGATACCGCCTACAAGGCGTTTATCGCCCACTTTCGCGCCCTGCCATGCCTGAGTAGTTACGCCGAGCAAATCCCAATTGATGCGACTATCAAAGCGACGAGATAGCGCGGTTTTCATCGACTCATTGGATACACGACCGTCTTTTTTCACCACCAGGGTATTGCGGAAGCTGGTACGTTCCATGTCGCCGTAAACAAATCGCTTCCCTTCGGTTGTAAACCATTTTCCTTTGAGGAAGGTATCCCAAAGGACGTTTGCCGATTTGAGTGTTGAATCATCCGTGTCGGGGATCATCTCCAGGAAGGTTTCCGGGTGTTTACGCAATACCCATACGTCCACCACGGTATCTGTACCGGATTCGCTGAACGTACCGGAAGGCATACGATGTGCGCCCAAAAATTCCGCTTTACGGCTGACTTTATCGCGCAATTTTTTATATTTCGCACCATCGGTCATGCCATTTGGCACCACCAATACGATAAGCCCACCAGGCTTAACCTTGTCGATCGTGCGCAGCACAAAGTAATTGCCAACGTTCTTCTCGTTTGCATATGCCGGATCAAGCCCGGCAACGCCGGAACGCCCTTCACCAAACGGTACGTTACCAACAGCGTGGTCATACATTGCATCTTTCGCCGCCAGCGCCTCAAACGCCCCGATATTCACATCGTCTTCCGGGTGCAAAAGCTGGTTTATTCGACCAGAAATCGGAGACAGTTCGGCGCTGGTCATTATCATGCCCTGCCGTTTTGTCTCCTGGAAAATACCTGTGCCCGCTGATGGTTCCAGTACGTGCCCGCCATCAATACCGTAGTCAGCAAACAGATCCCATATACCTTCAGCCATAAACTGTGGCGTGTAGTATTCGTATTGGCTGCCCTCACCATCTGTCAGGCCGCCTTCACCGGTATACCCAGCAAGAATCTGACGTTGTTCGTCAGTTAATTTCGCCCCATCGAAGCCGGGCGGAAGGGAATTAAGAAGATTTACTGCGGCATTGTTTGCTGCCCGGCGTGTTTTCTGAATACTGACGCCATCGGCTTTCCTGACGCCAAAGGTCGCAACAGCACGTAATTTATGCAACCGACTAACAATTTCAATCAGTTCGCCTAAGCTGGAGGCTTCACTGATTGAATGAAGTAGTTTGTCCAAAGGATTTCCCCCTCTAAACCGTAAAAAATTCCGCTATGCGGTACGGTTGAGAGGGTATGGAGAATGTTATTTTCAGGGGGACGATACTACCGTCAAAATCACATACTCCCCATAGTTTGCCTACTTATTAACCCATGACCGGGAGAAAAATATGGCAAACATTGAACCTCGCTGGCTAATTGAAGCCCGTAAGCACATTGGCCTGACTGAAATAAAAGGCGCTAAACACAACCCTGAAATCGTTCAGTTCTGGCGCGACATCAAGCGCGGCGGAATTAAAGACGATGAAACGCCGTGGTGCGCAGCATTTGTCGGTGCAATGCTGGAACGTGTAGGCATCCGCTCAACAAGATTTGAGTCGGCAAAATCCTATCTGGATTGGGGCGAAAAATTAGATACACCGGCATACGGATGTATCGTTGTATTTACCCGCGTAGGCGGTGGGCACGTAGGCTTCGTTGTCGGACGCCGTGCCAATGGCGATCTGCTTGTCCTGGGTGGGAACCAGGGGGATGCTGTTAATATTCGCGCATTCCCAACATCAAGAGTGTCTGGCTATCGCTGGCCTGCTGGCGAACCACGCAATACCGCTCTGTTACCAGTCGGAGACGCAGCAACCTCAACTAATGAGGCATGAAAAAAGCCCCGGCCAGGCCGGGGCATCACGCTTCAAGTCACGATCCAATCATTACCGACTATATCAGCCGTCGATAAATCAACTTCCCGGATCTGGAGTCCATTAATACAAAACCATCCGGTAGTAGAGTAATTATCAGGCCAGGCCCATACACCAACACTCCATACTTTACGGCGGCACACTTCAGCCTGTCCTTCCCTGATTTTTTTTACCGCCTGCATGATGTCCATCACTCACCTCCCCAACCGATCACCTGGAATTGCCCCATTTTGGGGTGATACCAGCGTTTTCCTCGGTGTTCAGCCTCCGACATCATCCGGTTAAAAGCATTCATGAAGGGAGATAAGGCCACGATTGAACGACGCGACAATACCCCCTCTGGAGTTAAAAACTCATGCGTATCTGTGGGGATCCGGTAAGCGTTGACCAGGTTGCGGCATTTGGCTTCGGTCAGGCCGCATTTTGCCGCCAGCTGGCGGTAGCCAATGTAACCTTCCGGCATGTTGCCCTTCTTGATTTGCTCGACGGTTTCTACCACTTGGCTAACCTTTGACTCAACAACATGAAGCCGCTTTTGCTGCTGAACTGCATTTGCAGCCATTGCGGCGATCATCTCTATTTCGGTCAACGGCTGGCGTGCTTGTTCTTCCAGTTCGCGCCAGCGGTCCACCAGCCGGGCGGTGAATTCGGGAGAGAGCTGCGCAACGACAATAATGCTGTCTCGTTTGCCTTGCTCGCCTTCGAAGACGTAAGCCTCGACACTACGGCGTAGTCCTAAGTTATTGATTTTTTCGAAAACCTGCAATGCAGGAAGTTGAATAACTCCAGATTTAGCCAGGCGCTCTATTGATATTTTTACGTTATCTGGACGACTTCCCACCAGCTCCGCGATCTCAATGCTGGTCATTGATGGCTTTTCAAGAATGCAGATATCCATCAGTGTGCCTCCGCAATTCCGGGATTGGTAATATTGCGATACCAGGGATTAGTGTTTGGTTGTGGGGAAGTAGAGAAACGACCAGTAAGAACACCATGCTGATCAGGGATCAGAGAACGGGCTTCTTTTTCGGTTGCGGCAATTGCGAAGTGATCGCAGTGTTTTTGCAGGGAGTGGAAACGCCAGATGAATTCTGGACGTGAGCAAGGATTGGCATTAACCATAGTTACGGCCTCACTAACAGGTTTAACAACCTGCTACCCGCTGTCAAACAGGTGGCAGGACGTGACAGGGTTGACAGACTGGCGTTAGTGAAACCAGCAGGCCGAAGCCTCCCCATCACGCCCCACCATAATTCGGGCGTAACGCGGTTTACGGACACAAAAATACCGCAATATCGGAAATCTGCGGTTGTCCGCACTAACATTCAGGCTGTCAAACCTGGTCGCAGAATTTGCTACGACGGCATGAATATAAGCCTGAAAACATGGAAGATCAACTAAAAATTTCAGCAATGGATGACTTCAGTCGATGATGCAGATCATACATTCCGATTTAGAAACAGCAAATTAATTTTCTAACACAGATTATCGAGCGAGCATTTTCCGATCATTGGGATGTTTTGTAGACACACAGGTCATCCCCTAAAGCCCGCCGGGATTGACCAATCCTCACGGTCAAATTCAGACCGATAGCCACGCTGTTTCATCAGGTCAAAGGCTTCACCAATGGTTGCACACCCCAGGGAGCCAGAATAATCCATTGAGAAATCCAGGGCACTGGATTGTTTAGGCTTATTCACTGCGGTAGCGGCACTACGTATCCATGCAAATTTTTTTGCCAGCTTTTCAGCGGTACGATACAGAGCCTGCCGTTTTGCGTGCCCCTCGTCTGAACGACGCTTTGCAGCTCTCGCTTTTGCCGCCGCCAGGCAGTGGTTGGTATGTTCTTCCCTGATTACTGGTTTTTTATCCAGCACCCCATTATCCGCTTGAGAACTATCTGCTGGTGAAGCCTTTGGCTGAACCGCGCATGATCTTTCTCTTCTTTTTGCTATAGAGTGACTCTTATTTTCTATTGGCTGTTCATTTTGAACATGGGGGGACTTGTTCAATTTGAACAGGGGGTTCCCAGTTTCAAAAAAATAACGAACCTTTGAAATCAACTGCTTAACCAGTTTTGTGGCGTTGGCAAATTTGATGCCCTGCTTACCCCCTATCTCCATTGCTACATGAATGAAGTGGAGAAATTGTGTCGTAAACCGATATACGTTACACACCTGGGCATTGTTATTCGCTACCTGATGTTGCTTAACAAGCATTCCGCACTTCGTCGCTTCAGCAAATGCCCGGCGCACAGTAGAAATACTGCGTCCTGTAATCTCGGACATATCAGCATATGAGCGACGGATCATGTATTCATCGGTAGACCCTGCCAGGTTGGCGAACTCGGCAATAATGGCGCTATGTGAAGGGGAAAGAAGACCGCTATGACGAGCAAAAAAACTCAACTGATGACCTTTGATTTTTTTGTGGTATTCAGTGTTGTTTTTATACTCAGAAGTGTTGAAAGTTACTGAAACTGAATTTAAAATACTCACCAGATAGTTCCGTGAAAAAATCTATCTACCGTATAAATCTATGGCAGTGGATTTATACACCCAAAAAGCCGCTTCTCAGCGGCTTTTGCTTTTTTGGCAGTCGCTACCGGAGCAGTGACCGCGATCCTACTCGATCCCATCCACCAGGATCAACAGTGTATATAAATACACTATGTTAGAAATTTAACTTAACAAGGCAATCACCCCCTTCTAGAAACGAAGAGTAACGGGGTGGTGTTTTTGTTCTCCTTCGGTGATAACTCTGGTTCTTTCTTGCCTGATACCGGTAAGCCATAAGTAGCATTTGCCCCAAGAGATTCAAGCATCGCAGCCACTATGCGGGCATCATCTTCAGACTGCATACGGCAGAGCGCCCGGCGCTGTTCTGCGCTGATAAAAACAGGCATTTCCTGGATAGCGTCACGCAAAATCCGGCGGCATTGCTTTGCATTTTCCCCTTGGCTTTCCATCATCGCTGTTTGAGCGCGCAGCTTATCTCGAAGCTGTATGTTTTCCACTTCAAGGAGCATCAATTCTGATTCCAGGGCTTCACGATGTGCAGATTCGAGCATGGCTTGCTGATTTTTCATTGCTGAAAAGTGGTGAACCAGATCCGTAGCTGCGTTATCGGTAAAACCTTGTTCGATAAGTGCTGCATGAATAGCCGCATCGCGCTCTTCTACTGATTCAAGCATCAGGCTTTTCTTGTCGAGGCTGATATAGTTAGGCACAGTTACGTAATCAAAGCCGTGGAAAGACTTTACCAGGGATACCGATGAATCTGGACCAGATGTAGCCCACGACCAACCACCAGCACCAGAATTAATCATGCCCTGAACAATACGCCCGGTGTCTGTATCCAGTATTTCCTGCGTATGAGTAACAATGCCGTTGTCGTCAATCGAAATGTCGATAGTCCTGTTTGACGGCACGTTCTCCAATACAACAGGCTTCCCATCTACCATCACAACAGAGACTTCCGGCAAGTTCAGGCTTTTCGTTTTGTTATAGTGCATCGCCCGGCGACCATGACCGTAATAACCATACATCTCACCCAGCGCGATACGCTCTTTTGTTTCTGGCGAGTTGAATGTGTCTCGTACCGACTGAATGACGTAATTTCGGTTGTTCTGCGGTGTGTGTTTGCGGATTTTCTCTACCAGGGAGAAGCGATCCGTAACAGTATTCAGTGATTGCATTATTTCCCTCCGGTTAATTGCTCATCACAAATTTTGCAAAGTTTATTAACTGTTCTGGCGTCCAGTTTTCCGGATCGTCACCGGACGACAACGGCGCGGATTCGTACATACCATGCTCGCTGTTTTGCTCTGATTCATTCGCCTTAAACTCTTTGATCATGGTGTTGAGAGTGTCATCGTCGATGTGCAACTGCTCGGTGAACAGATAACGCATAAACGCGTCACTACCAGCCAGTTTCGGGTTGTTCTGGATCTGGTCCATAATTTGGGAGATGACAGCAACAAAGTTGGCGCGTGCATCCAGTTCTCGGTTTTCCTCTTCCTGGATAGCAGTGTTCATTGAGTTGAATTGCACGTCATAAGGGCGGTTTGTTTCGGTGTAAACCTTGCCGTATTTATAAGCGAGGTGAATGTCCAGAAGCCGATAAATAGTTCGCTGGGCGGCCTGTCTGATCCAGTTCGCACGCAATGCAGCCTGGATAGCAGTTTGCTGCCAGCCGCCTTCTCCAAGCCCTCCGCTCATCTGATCAGCCCAGCCAAGCATTGTTGCGTCAATGCCGAGGCTTGCAGCAAGCTGCCGGAGGTGAAACATAACGTCTTCGATACCACTGATATCTGCGGGTATGGATTGCGTATCAATGGTGATGCCGTTCTTCCCGTCTCCCATAACAGGTATCAGATGGTTAAGCACAGTCGGAATAGCGTTAGCATTAATCGACCTTTGCGCCACCAGGTCACTATGACGCTTCAATGCCTGGCTGACGCCACGCGTATAGTTCGCCGCATTAACCGGGTCCAGTGTGTTCGTCGTAAGAGCAATCAGGCGGTCAATTTTGGCTGCATTATTTCGCGTTGATTTCAGCGCGGCGAGCGAAGCACATAAATTAAGGTAAGGTTCATAGCTGTATTCCAGGAATGAAGTTCCGTAATTCTGCGTCTCCATTAACGGCTTATCAGCCTGATCACTTAACAGTGAGTACCCTTTTGTGCCGTAGCTAACCGGAATAACTTTATGCTGTGGCGTCCAATAGGGATTTTTCATGGAAACCAGATTCCACGGTTCGGTTATTACTCTGCGCAAACTATGCGTATCCAGGATGTAATCACCACTGAATCCAACCAGCTGGCTACCGCGATAAAATTCCTGGACGAAATGTGGCAGAGTGTAATAACTGGACTCAATGCCTGTTATCCCCCTGCCCTGTTCAGCATAAGGTCGGACATAAGACACCCCAAAGATCGCCATGATCATGGCCCATGAAGGAAGTCCGTCATTAATCATCGCCCCCAAATCAGCGGTTAACTCTTCACATCTACTTACTGCCTCGGCATCGGAACCATCCTTTGGCGAAAGGATGAATGCCTGTCCGGTTTTTTTTGAAGGCGCAAGCGCATGTGCAATGTGAATGTTTAAAGCCGTCGAGATAGTCGGGCTTTTAGCCATCGTTTCCAGGATGTTGTACTTTTGCAGGCGCTCGCCGGGCAGTTCAGCGGATAAAGAAATTGAATCTGCCTCACTCGTCATGCCATCGCTATTGCTCCCCAGGATGCCTGGACGTAAAGCAGACAGGCCGGAACGAGCAACGACACTATGTCCGCTCGTAAAAACGACCGGATCGGCGGGCGTAACATCACCACCGTTGAAGGCTTTCTTCAATGCTGACAGAAAGCCTTTATTTTTGTCTTTCGTTGCCATGAATCACCGCAAATTGTTTCCAGTTTTGCGGCAGCATAATCAGTATGTGATTTCAGCGGTTGGTTTAGTTTTCCGTACGGCAATTATTTAGATCTGTAGAATTTTCAAACATAGCAAAGTTCAGACCTTTCCCTTCGCCAAATTCACCCTCAATTTCATCAGATACAGCAGACAAAATACGACGCAGATCAACATCGCCACCGCCGAACATATCGCCCAATGCCTGTTGTTTATGAGTCAGCTCGTCGTTGATTTTTTGCGCCATTTTTTTGAATGCTGTCCCCATACGCTTCGCACTGCGATTATTTGCTACGATGAATAGCGCCAATGCCTCAGCTTCTGGTGTACTGTCGCCGAATAACCCCCTTTGGGCGATCACTTCTTCAACGGCCTGACCGTTGTCTTTGGCTTCACGTACAAGATTAATTGCTTCCTGGAGTGCTGCTATCGCCTGTGTATCCAGGCCATTAACCTGCTCTATACCGTCCACTAAGCCTGTTACTGCGTCATGGTGAGCGTCGCCAGACAGCGACTGCATTTGCGCAAAATCGCTGGCTGCCGTATTTAATGCGGTCAGGATATTACGCATTTCCGGATCTGGCTCTTCCGACACCAGCCGAACAAGCCTTTCATCCTTGTACGCTTTGGCAAAAATTGCATTCTGGATGCGATCGATAAGCTGTTTCGTGGGACGCCCATCGGCAGTAAGCAAGCCTGCCGTCGCTGTATCGCCAATTTCGCGCAAAAACGCACGAATAAACGCATCATTGGACCGCGCCAGCAGATTTCCATCATCTGAAGGATTAAATAGCGCCATGACGCTCTCAGTGAGAAATTGCGCATCCGCATACGCTTTTTCACTTGCTGCCATCTCTTGCAGATCGCTAATGTTTGAATCGCGGGCAAATTGAGCGCGGTCTACATCTGTGAGTCTTTCTCGCACCAGTACGGGCATAGACATTTGCGAAATTTCGTCAGGATTCAGACCAAACTCTTTCGCATGGTCGATCAGGTACTGGCGATACTCATCCGCCTGTCCTTGCTCATAGGCACGCCAGATACCCATACTCCTTCCGTTGCCGGATTCAACAACGTTGTCCGGACCAACTATCGGCGCTCCGTGGCTGCTCATACCGGAATCCGTTAATTGTGCCGGGCGTAAATTGGAGGCAATACGGTTAACCTGGAGTTTGCTGGATAGCCGGGTACGATCTCGTGGTTGGAGTTCTTCCGGGAAGGCCGGGTTAATCGTACCGTCAAGGTTGTTCGAAATGATCAGACTGCTGGCATCAACGACCTTAAAAGCCGTCTTTACCTCTGCACCTTTGCTGGTGACTACGTAGCTACTTCGCCCCAGGCGTGTTTCTTTCCTCTCTAATGAAGAAACCAGAGCAATGACGCTGTTAATATCTGCGGCCCCGGAAAGCGCAGAAGTAACTGATTTGTTCAAAATACACTCCAACTATAGAGAAAGCTGTGAGTGTAAAAAGTGTGTGATTTATGTGAGAACAGATAAGTGAAAGGGGCATTTCAGCCCCTTTTGATTACCCGGCATAACCGTTAGCTTTCACCCAGCTTATGGTCTGCTCTTTAGCCTGCTCCAACGTAAGGAACTCGCCAACATAGTTTGAGATCCCACGCAGCGCATCAATAAATTCCATTTGTGTGGACTTTGTGAAGACACCGCCCAGGAAGTCAGTCACTATCTTAGGGACTTCATCTACAACAGGATCAGTCTGTTGTTGCGGTTCCGCTGCCGGTTGCGCGGCAGTCCCCAGGCCCAATTTCAGCATCACATCAACAATCTGCTTACCAATGGTGACGCGTTGCAATACTGGCGCAGTTTTCTGCGCCTGCATTAGATCTGATAGCTCTTTACCTAATTTCAGGCGGTCTAAAACAGAGATGGTCATTAAGCACCTCCCTGCTGAATTTCAGCCAGAATGTTGATCAGGTAGTCAACTGCTGCACCAACAGTGGCTTCGTTCTCGTCGTATCGACCTGCACTGATTAGAGCGTTTGCTGCTTCCTGCACATGATCAAGTTCAGCACTAATGACCGTCAGATCGCGGGATGTAAACTGCTCCGGCACGGATTTCAGGTACTCCAGTGCTTTATCTGCCTCCTGATCAGCTTCATTTGCTGATTCACCCGTTTCTTCTGGCTCCTGTTCTGGTGCTGGTTGTGGTTGTGGTTGTGGTTGTGATTCTGGCTCAACCATATGCTCTGTTTTTACTTCGCTTGAATGATTTTGAAGGGCGTTATACACGTCCATAATGAAAAGGTTCTCCCCATCACTAAGTGGATACGCCACGTTTGGAAACGCTTTGCGGAAAAGAATTTTCACTTGCGCCTTGAATGTTTTCAGGTCACTGCCAAACAGGTCCACATAGCCATCAATATGTTTCGACATGCTGGACGCAACCAATTGGTCTGCAAAATCTTTCAGCTCATCTTCATCAGGAAGATAGAGCAACTCGTACTGGCTGACTTCTTCATCTGTCAGTTTACGGTCATACGTAATGATACCGTGACGAGCATATTCGTAATACTGATCAGCCTGGTCAGGACGATCAAGCACGGCTTTATTTCCATCCGGAACAGCACCAACACCAGCCGGGCGAGATTGAAGTGCATAGTGGTATTTACCTACATCTTGGCTCTCTGGTTGTAATACTGGGTTCGTTTCGGGGTCTGTCTGTGGTGGTTCGGAGTCTTCCAGCTGGCCTGGTAACACATCAACTTTATATTTATCTGCGTTATGCTCTCGGTAGGCTTTAAGTAATTTGGTTGCAGCATCTGCCAAACTGCCTCCTTTGACAGCACTGGCATCAATACTGAATTTACCTTCAGGTGCTACTATCGTAACGAAATTATCACTGCCGGACGTGACATAATTAACTTCAGCTCCATTATCCAGCACTGTTTTTCCGTCAATGGCAAGATTATGTTTTACATGTCGCAGCTGGTCACTAAACGCTCGTTCTTTCGTTTTTTCACCTTTAGCAGACAACAATTTATCGCGTTTTGCTTGTAATTCCTCGTTGATGGCTTTCTGGGCATCAAGTTTTTTTTGCATCTCCGTAAGAGCAGCACGCTTTTCAGTCAGCCCACGTTGCGCAACTTCCACCTGATCAATCATTATTGACCGTTCTTCTGCCAGTTTATCTGCTTCATTGAGATAACTCTCAATATCTGCCTTCATTTTGTCCTGGCGCTCTTTTGCTTTCTTAAATTTTTCGCTGTTACGCTCAATCAAATTAGATAGCGCCTGGCATACCTGGCTTAAAGAAACATCTCTCCCACCAATCGGGGCGACAACGTGAGTTACGTTACGTTTATTAAGTAAAAACTGAAATGCAACAAGCTCGTCGTTACTCTTTATTTTTGCCCCGTCAGCTGTTGGAGAGTGGAAAATTATGCTTGTACTCTGCCCGTCAGTAAGCGGTATCTGCGCGGTCAAAACAGGGATATTAGCTACCCGACGTACACGACCGATAATCGCACCACCAATACAATTACGTCCATTTTCATCGGTCCCAGCTTCATCAGTCCCTGCCATAATATTCGTACCATTCAGGCCACGATTCAGCGCACGGACGAAAGCTCGCATTGTTTGAGCTAACCGAATTCTGGTTGTAGTTATGGACTCAAACATAGCTTCGTCAGACACAACCAGAATTTCATTGCCCATATAGGCAAGCTCAATATCTTCTAAGGTCGCCGCCTCAAAAATCAGGTCATCTTCGCTTAATTCTTCTGAAGACCAGCGACTTGGCATATAGCCGGGGATCGTATCAGCAAAAGTAGACTGAATATTAATTCGTAAAGGATTGTTAATCATGCTCATCCTCCAGGCGCGCGATTTCTTCTTTAAGAGCACGTGTCTTAGCTACTTCCTGAGACAAGGCAGCTTTAACATTACCCGTATCTTGCATTACTTTGTCTGACTTGCTCTGGAGTTTAGACAGTTTGTCGTTAGCATTAGCGATATCTTCACGGAGTGCATCACGTGATTCTTTCGCTTCAGCTAATTTCTGAGCGTTAGATTTAACTCCCTGCCGCTTCTTATTTCCGTCATCAATATTTTTTGCTGCACGAGCAAGTTTTCGAGCTAATGACTTCTGGAAAGAAGTTGCTCCACGATTAAATAAAGCCGCAAGAGATTGCCCCAAAGCCGACATTGTTTTTACTGGCTTGAACGGTACTGTTTTACCATTCAGTTTGATCCCAGATATATCACCGGTATCGTTAACCTGAACTTCCATTGTCTGTTCATCAATACCAATAAGGGTAAACGTGCGCGTCATGATCCCATCTTTCTTCCTGCCATTACTTGCAGGGATCACCCTCGCTATCTTGTAACCACCTTTGCTGATTTCTTTGACGAGTTTTGCCAGCCCCTTTTCGTTTAACTCATCATAATTAAGAAGAACATAATTATTCTTATTTGACATCCCAGTCTCCTTCACGCTTTTCGATCGTAAACTGGCGCTCTATGCAGTCATTGATAGGGAAAATGCGATAAAGCGGATTCAGTCGGCAGTTACCGTTAGTCAATGTGACTTTCAGATCCCACTTCGTTGGCTCAAGATATTTCGTATCGATGAGCAAATACTCTTCTCTCTCACCGCGTTTTGAGGCGTCAACTGGTCGCGTTTTCCCTGAAATAACCACAGATGGATTTTTCAGGTCTTGCAACCAATATTCGATTTGAGCATTGCTGACCCAGCTTCGCTTAACACGTAGCGAAACAGGAAATGCTATAGCTGATTCTTTCACTACAGCGTCACCAATACTCAAAATCTCAACACTCTTGCGACGAAAAATGAAACGGTCAATGATGGCAACAAATGCCATGATAAAAATGAAATAATTTCCAAAGTTACCCATTATTTCTCTCCACCTTTTCCCCCATTCGCTATTACGCTTAAGAGATTCAAGACGTTACTAGCTCTGGACTTCAAGCCCTGTAAAATTTCACTACCGTTGTTACTGGCAATCAGAACAACGCAGAAAATGATGCCTTCAGGCCATTCTTGGCTAACCGCCACCCCATACCCCGCAAGCCCGGCTGTTACCGCAGTAAACAATTCACTCGCAAGATTGAGCAGGGACGCAGAAATGCGCCCGTCTCTAACTCCGAGAAGGAATACGCCGGTTCCACTTAGTAGGGATGTTATGACTACTACAGCCAGATTTTCATAATCTGCAAACATACCCCTCCAGAAATAACATCTAATGCGCCACTAACTTAGTCAGTTTGTTATTTCCTTACAGGACATCTTCTAAAATCTCCCCCCTTAACATACTAGGGGGGACATATGCTTATTGGATACATTCGCGTATCAACTAATGACCAAAACACCGCTTTACAACGAAACGCCCTTGAAAGCGCAGGATGTGAGCTAATTTTTGAGGATAAGGCGAGCGGCAAAAAGGCTGAACGCCCAGGGTTAAAAAAGGTTCTGCGTATTATTTCCAGAGGTGACACCCTGGTCGTATGGAAGTTAGATCGTCTTGGGCGCAGCATGCGTCACTTGGTTGTGCTGGTGGAAGAGCTGCGTGACAGAGGCATTAACTTCCGAAGTCTCACTGACTCCATCGACACCAGTACACCAATGGGGCGCTTTTTCTTTCACGTAATGGGGGCGCTGGCAGAAATGGAACGTGAGCTTATCGTTGAACGTACACGCGCTGGACTTGATGCAGCTCGCGCAGAAGGTCGTATAGGTGGGCGTCGGCCTAAATACAAAGAAGAAACATGGCAGCAAATGCGGCGATTGCTGGAGAAGGGCATCCCCCGTAAGCAGGTTGCAATCATCTATGATGTGGCTGTTTCCACGCTTTATAAGAAGTTTCCGGCGTCATCATTTCAATCCTAAACCTTGGTTTAAGAGAACTCGGTACCAGCGGTGAAAAGATCCCCCTGTTGAGTACGGCTAACACATGGAGTGCGCGCCAGACTTTCAACGGCGGGATCACCGGGGCGCTGACAGGGAACGCCGACACCGCGACGAAATTAAAAACAGCCATAAACATTAATGGCGTCAGATTCGATGGTTCGGCTGACATTAATATCAATACTCTGGTATCGCGTGGTCGCGTAACGGCTCTGGGGGCGAATGCACAGGGGACATCCGGGATTCAGCTGTATGAGGCATACAACAATGGCTACCCTTCCCCCTATGGCAATGTGCTTCACCTTAAAGGTGCCACCGCTGCTGGCGAAGGTGAGTTATTCATTGGCTGGAGTGGCACGAGTGGTGACCATGCGCCCGTACATATCCGTTCGCGGCGGGATACTGATTCTGCTAACTGGTCTGAATGGGCGCAGGTCTATACGTCAAAAGATTCCGTTCCCGGCGTTAATGCCAAAGGGAATCAGGACACCTCTGGTAATGCGGCTACAGCGACCAAGTTGCAGACAGCATGTACTATCAACGGTGTCTCGTTTGATGGTTCTAAAAATATTGAGCTAACGGCGGAAGATTTAAATCTACAGGAAACGGTAAACAAGGCTGATAACGCGGTTCAAAAGACAGGCGATACCTTGTCCGGTGGACTTACTTTTGAAAACGACTCAATCCTTGCCTGGATTCGGAATACTGACTGGGCGAAGATTGGTTTTAAAAATGATGCCGACAGCGATACTGATTCATACATGTGGTTTGAAACAGGCGACAACGGCAATGAATATTTCAAATGGAGAAGTCGCCAGAGCACCACAACAAAAGACCTGATGAATCTTAAATGGGATGCTTTGTCTGTCCTTGTTAAAGCCCTTTTCAGCAGTGAAGTAAAAATATCGACAGTCAATGCACTAAGGATATTTAATTCATCTTTTGGTGCTATTTTTCGTCGTTCTGAAGAATGCCTGCATATCATCCCTACACGAGAGAATGAGGGGGAAAATGGTGATATAGGGCCACTACGTCCCTTTACACTTAATCTCAGAACTGGCCGTATAACTATGGGGCATGGTCTGGATGTTACAGGAGATATAACAACTAACGCCTGGGTGTATGCAAACAGGTTTGCTATTAACAGCAGTAATGGTATGTGGATTCAGATGCGCGATAACAACGCTATCTTTGGGAAAAATATAGTTAACACTGATAGCGCCCAGGCATTGCTACGTCAGGACCATGCTGATCGCAAATTTATGATTGGTGGTCTGGGGAATAAGCAATTTGGCATCTACATGATTAATAATTCAAGGACAGCCAATGGTACCGATGGTCAGGCGTACATGGATAATAACGGGAACTGGCTTTGCGGCTCGCAAGTTATTCCCGGCAACTATGGCAATTTTGACTCCAGATATGTGAAAGATGTTCGACTTGGTTCACAGCAATATTATGGAGTGAACAACTGGCAAACATGGAATTTCCAGTGCCCTTCAGGTCATGTATTGTCTGGTATTAATGTTCAGGATACAGGTTCCAACTCTGCCGATAATATAGCGGGCGTTTATTACAGGCCCGTTCAAAAGTTTATAAATGGCACCTGGTATAATGTAGCGAGCGTTTAACATGATGCACTTAAAGAACATAAAAGCGGGTAACGCTAAAACACTGGAACAGTATGAGTTAACAAAGAAACACGGAGTTATCTGGCTTTACTCTGAGGACGGAAAAAACTGGTATGAGGAAGTGAAAAACTTTCAGCCAGACACAATAAAGATTGTTTACGATGCAAATAATATTATTGTCGCCATCACTAAAGATGCCTCCACGCTTAACCCTGAAGGTTTTAGCGTCGTTGAGGTTCCTGATATTACAGCTAATCGTCGTGCTGATGATTCCGGTAAGTGGATGTTTAGGGACGGAGCTGTGGTTAAACGGATTTATACGGCAGACGAGCAACAACAACAGGCCGAATCACAAAAGGCCGCGTTACTTTCCGAAGCAGAAAACGTTATTCAGCCACTGGAACGCGCTGTCAGGCTGAATATGGCGACGGATGAGGAACGCGCACGACTGGAGTCATGGGAACGCTATAGTGTTCTGGTCAGCCGTGTGGATACGGCAAATCCTGAATGGCCACAAAAACCAGAGTAAAAATTAAGGCCCGATATCGGGCCTTCTCTCATTCTGGTTGTTCGGGAAACGTTACTGGCAGGCTGGAGGTGTCTGTAGATTCGACTTTCTGCGCAAAGAGCATCCACTCTGTTAATTTTTGTTTATTCTCGTCGGAAATGATGCCCAGCCGTAGCTGTGAGTCCCATAGCTGGGTTTTATCCCTGACGAGCTGTAGCAGGCTTTGCTTTTCATTTTCCGCCTGCTGCCTCTGCTCTTCCTCGGTATAAGTTCGCTTTACCACTACGCCATCTTTGAACATCCATTTACCCGAAATGTCAGCACGGCGATTTGCTGTAATATCAGGAACCTCAACGACGCTTGCGCCTTCTGGATTAATTGCTGAAACATCCTTTTCAATACAAATAATAACGCCGTTGTGGTCATAGACCATTTTCAACGTATCAGTCTGGAAATTCTTTTGTTCCTCATACCAGTTTTTTCCATCCTCTGTATAAAGCCATTTGATGTTAAATTGTTTCGTTAGCTGGTATTGCTCTTTTGTTTTAGGGTTGCCAGCAGTAATATTTTTTAAGTGCATCATAATTAAATACTCCCCGCGTTATACCACGTTCCATTAATGCAATACTGAATTGGCCTTGCCTGAGTTGTATCAATTAATTCATCACGGTTTCCGTTAACTGAACCAGTAACGACATAACCTGACCTGTCAGACCAGCCGGGACCATTCCATGTCTGAACAGATGACAGACCGCCAAGGCGAATACCTGTAATAAACCTTGAGTTACATTCTGCCTGCGTATATGCACCAACATCTCTCGCAGAGGGTTTGCGGGTTGTGGTGTAAAACTCTGACCAGTCAGCTTCAAAGCCATAACCATCACGCGCTGAACGATAAAAGATTCCGCCATTTCTGTAATTCACGCGGAACTGTACAGCAGGGCAGCTCCCCGTATTCATATTGAAGTGGAGGATTAATGTCGATGCGCCACCAATATTTGCGTTATAGACCCCGCTATTCCAGTTCCAGCCAACAGCTTTATCATTTCCGACAGTGCTTCCTGTTTGCCCTAAAGCAAATGCAGGCTGCTGGTTTTTCGTGTTGTAGTCTCGTCGCCAGCCAGGAGCATAAGCATCACCATGATTAATATAGGTGAATTGAGCGTTAGTAATTCCGCCGCCGCTGGACGTACTCGGCGTAGTAACGCGTATGGTCATTGCGCCGCGAGTGCCAATAACTTCCACCACAGCACCTGCAAGACAAATATTTCCGCAACCTGTATCTGTAATGACCTTATTATTTGCATAAGCCCATGAGCCTTTGCACATCCAGTAAGGATGGTTAAATGCTCCCTGACTCTCCAGCCACGAAATAAATTGCGCGGTTGTCCAGACCTGACTATCGCCACCAATATTCAGCCATGAGCTATATGCGCGGCAGGCACCAATATTTTTGGTGAAGGTATCTTTTCCTGGAATATCTGCGCCGTTCTGGTTTTTCTGCAATGATCCAGCGGCTAATTCTACGGTTTGCTCAAGATTTAAATCTTCCGCCGTTAACTCAATATTTTTAGAACCATCAAACGAGACACCGTTAATAGTACATGCTGTCTGCAATTTAGTCGCTGTAGCCGCATTACCAGAGGTATCCTGATCCCCTTTAGCATTGACGCCGGGAACGGAATCTTTTGACGTATAGATCTGCGCCCATTCGGACCATGCCGCAGCAGTGCTATCTCTTTTGGATCGAATGAAAGCAGGTGCATGAGCGCCATTTGTGCCACTCCAGCCAATGAGCAACTCGCCTTCACCAGTGGATGCTGCTCCCTTCAGGTGAAGTACATTCCCGTAAGTCGTTGGATAACCATTGTTGTATGCCTCATACATCTGCAATCCAGTAGCAGCACCTTGCGTTGTACCGGTAAGCGCAGTAACGCGTCCTCTAGACGTAATTGTTGGTATCGAAATGTTCGTAGAACCATCGAACCTGACGCCATTAATGTTTATGGCTGTTTTTAATTTCGTAGCGGTGTCGGCGTTCCCTGTCAGCGCCCCGGTGATCCCGCCGTTGAAAGTCTGGCGCGCACTCCATGTGTTAGCCGTACTCAACAGGGGGATCTTTTCACCGCTGGTACCGAGTTCTCTTAAACCAAGGTATTGGATAACGGCTAGTGTGCTTGTTTTAGCCAGAATATCGCGACCGACTGACGTTAAATCAGTCTGCGCTACCGTATCCTTACCGGTGAAATAAGGCAGTTTGTTTGCACCAGTCGCAAGGGCAGCAAGAGCGGTTAAAGTTGCATCAAGTGGCTGTTTCCCTGCCAGCGCATTTGTCATGGTTGTCGCAAAGTTCGGGTCATTGCCCAATGCTGCTGCAAGCTCATTCAGGGTATCAAGAGCTTCAGGTGATGAGCCGACCAATGCAGAGATAGCAGCCCGTACGTAAGCAGTCGTAGCGATCTGCGTATTGTTTGTGCCCTGTGCGGCGGTCGGCGCAGTAGGGACACCCGTTAATGCAGGGCTTGCCAAAGGCGCTTTGAGAGCCAGGGCATTGTTGATAGTTGTGCTGAAATTCGGGTCGTTATTGATCGCAGCCGCTATTTCTTTCAACGTATCCAATGTGCTAGGCGCACCGTTGATAAGTGTCGTTATAGCTGCCTTAACAAAGGCTGTATTTGCAATCTGCGTGCTATTTGTGCCTTGTGAGGCCGTAGGCGCTGTCGGTGTACCTGTAAACGCCGGGCTTGCCAAAGGAGCTTTAAGAGCCAGTGCGTTATTGATAGTTTCGCTGAACTTTGGGTCGTTATTGATGGCTGCTGCAATTTCTTTCAGCGTGTCCATCGTTCCCGGAGCACCATTGATAAGCGCATTTATAGCAGCATAGACAAAGGCCGCATTTGCGATCTGTGTGTTGTTTGTACCGGGTTCAGGTGTTGGCGAAGTCGGCGTACCTGACAGATGCGGACTATCGAGCGGAGCTTTTGTATCAACCAAATCATGGAGAGTTTTGACAGCCAGAGGTGTAGCCGCTTTTCTTTCTTCTGTACTGCTTATTTCATTAGAGAATTCGACACCAACAGCACGGTTAACCCGGTATTTAAGCACAATCATTTCTTTAGTCACAGCCGTTGCGCCGCTAGGCACGATAACTCGACATAATTCAATTTGATTCTGCCCAATAGTATTGTCCGTACGCGCGTAAATTCTTGCAGCACTGACAGAAGATGCGCTATCTACCTGTGTCGTTTTTACACCATGTTCAAAATTGGCTTCCAGCACAATAATGTTTGTAGCCCCAGCCTTTACCGAGACAGTCACATCTTCTATTTGCTGAACGGATATCTGAACATTATTTACATCTACTGAAGCAGCCCCTTTACCTTCTGAGTTTTCAGAAGTTACACGGACGCTCAACCCTGTGCCGGGAACTGGTTCAAATCCACAGTAAAAGCCAGGCAAAACAATATTTTTAAGTTTTCTGTTAAGAGCCGAACTACTATAGAGTTCGAAATATTGAACATCAGCAAGCAACGGCTGTGAAACACCAGAGGATAGTGTCATTATGTTGTTCGTTTTATCAGCCCCCATAATCAACCCTCAACTTGCTCGATTGTCATGAGAATACTGTAACGTTTACCTTTATAGAGGGTATCTTGCTGGGTGCAAAGCACACCAAAAGCCTGTTCCTCAGCATCAACAAGCACAAGCGTGTTAAAGTCGTAAGGCGTGTTATCCGGCATTCTTTCTTGAGGGAAGGCTGCATTGATAGTGATAATCCCATCCACACTGGACAATATCAGATCGGACACTGCAAACTGTTGAGCATCACTCAATTTAAAATCGAGTGGAATGTCAGCTATATTCCAGCCTCCTGCACCATTAGCAGTTACCAGACTAGATTTGCACCAATACGCCTTAGAGATAACAAAACGCGCACCTTTGCCGATCGCCGACTCAGCGCGGCGTGAATAATAGTAGGAAAGCAATTGCGCCTTATACAGGCGGTTACCATCTCTTGCCTTTAAATTTTCAGCCATACGAACATAGCCCCTTCATAAGCAATGAACCAAAGGAGAGTATGCTCAGTTTGTGATTTCCGTTGTTCTTCCCCCAAATGCGGGGGAAGAATTATTAAACAGGTTGAAGGTGGTAATCCAAAGGCCACGCATCGAGTGGGGTTACATCAAGATGTAATTGCTTTTCTGCCGTTCGGTTCGGTATGGCGTTAAGAGAAATATTGTCTACCTGGCAGGAGATATCACTACGGGATAGCATATCAGCCATACTCTCAGTAACATAAACACCTTCAATTACCGAAACATCCGTAGACAAGCAATTTAGTATTTCTGCCACTTCAGGGAATACAGCACTAAGCCGAAACGAGACGCCATCAAAAACAATATGCAATGGCAACAAAGGGGCTATTACTGTTTCGAAGTCAGATAACAATTTCTGCACAGCGGCTTCTTTATCCTGCTCTCCATATGAGCGATATAGCTTGTTCTGATCAACAACGACCAGCCCCCTTGATGTCAGGAAGAACTCACCGAATTGAGCCTGTGCCGTAGGTATTTCTATTTCGGTCGCAAAATATGAACCATAGGGGTGTTTTTCTATATTTACAGGTGCATACAGCGGTTCCCAGCTAACAGGAATACAACCGAATTCACGCCAGAATGTCTGCTCAATAGGCAAGATAGTGCCTTTAAAGTGCACTTCATCTAAACGTTGTGCCAGTAGCATTGGCCTACGGGCCTTATCTTTTTCAGTGATGACGAAAAAACGCCCGTATTCAGCAATGCGGGCATCCATATCCTCACTGTCCATAGTGAAGAAGGATTTTCTGTTACTTATTCTTGTTAATATTGGTTCTACTGCCTCATTCCAGACATCCTGTAAAGCGTCGATAAAGGCACTCCAGAGATGTGAATCCTGTTTTACTTTAGTTAATCGTTCCTTAAGCCAATTATCTTTCATGCCAACCTCATTACGGGTAAGAAATGCTGAACGTTGAAGATTTCACGTCAAGATAAATGAAGTCATTAAAGTAAACAGCATCTTTCATATTTTGTATTGTTATGTCGTAAGACAGAAACATATCCAGAGACTCTATTACTCGCCAAATATCTTTAACTTTTACCTGTGCATAACATTGCTGGGAATCATCATCACTCTGTAGTAATAAACTGAATGATGAAGAATCACGGCCAAAATTATCTTCCAACGCTGCTTTAATAGTATTTTGAGCATCGTCTATCAGAACATTTTTACGTGCAATACCTATAAAATTTATAGTAAATGGCTGTTCATTTGTATCTACATACTCGAACCGCTTGTTCAACTCATTTGGAACATTCTCTAGAGCTTTCAGTATTTCTGATTTTAGCTGAGCCTGGCTTACACCCGGTTTATGTCCGCAAAAGAAAATTTTGTTGATGTTTCGAACGTCAAACCCAGTTATTTTCTCTTGTAACGCTTCGCCCCAAACGTTCAACCATGAAGTTCCATGAACAACATTCTGAATGAATTGGCGATAATCACCGCCCCATACCACTTGTTCATCGTATGCAACATAATACTGAGCACGATTTCGAGTTTCTTCTGTAGTTTCCATACCACTACCACCGGTAATGATCGAATCAGTTTTAAACTCTAGTGACTCCACATATTGAGCGATATTTCCAGCCGGTTCTAACTTTTGTCCTTCAGCCAAAGTATAGTCGCCAAGGCTAGCCATAACATCGATTCGAACCTGACAGCCTGCTGGAGGCATCATACCCATAGAACCATCACCAAACTTGACTCCAAGTTGTTCTGTAGGTTTATATGCCAATGAATAGTGTTTACTCTTGTCTCTGGACATTCTAAATAATGGGTTATATGTCCATTTTTCTTCTACGCCATCTGTAATAACATAAACATCCAGGCTAGAGACTTCTTTTGTTAACTCTCTGGAAAGCAACAATGTCAGAAATAAAGTTTCCTTCTCAATATCAAATGTAACGCTAACGGCTTCATGCTGTTTAGTTTCTACGCCAGAAACAGTTCCTCCAGCAGGAATTACAACACTGTTAATAATTGCCAAAGGTGTTTGGTCATTGGCAAGCAATTCAGCCCCGGCTGGTAACGTAATATCCCGATCAGTTTTATTGGTTATAGACGTTGTTCCGTATGAAGCACTAACAAATCGCCCTACGTAGCTACGGTCTTCAGCAACCGCTAAAATACTTGAGCGGCGCGTAGCCGTTGAAATAAGTCCCTCAGTGAGGCCGCGGCTTGCAAATGTACGGGCAATATAAATAAGCTGTGATCCGAATATAGCGTGCATCTGCACAAACTGACTATTTACAAATCGTGACCACCATGTGTTTTCATTTAACTTAGCGTTAAATTTGTCCAGTAATTCTGTAATCGTCACGCGCCCACCCCACTTGATTTCTGCATAACAATATCCATGCTCCCACCTTTCGCATAAAAACTAATTAATAAAGAATCTTCAGAAATTGATGTGCAACGAATCCCCTGCACATCCAAACCTGGCAAATCTTGTCGTAGTTTTTTCATCATTCTCCCTTCAATAGCCACTTCAACTATGTGCGAAGTTTCAGAGCCGAATGGTTCATGCTTAAATTCTTCCATTGGATTCCCCCATGAGGGTAAACCATAAACACTCCCTTCAGGGGTTCGTAACCACTCGTCAAGTCGGGCCATCCATGCTGCGGTACTTCCTTCTGCAATAATGACACCGCTCTCATTCGTTTGAAGTCTTGCGTCTATTTCATAAAGCATCTGTATTAATCCTCAAGCAGAGCATCCAGCGACGGGTCATTAATAGTTGTGCTAGCACGTGGTCGCGGTTGCGGCTGCGATGTTTTGACAACCTTATCCGGATCGCCTTTTGTATTGTTCTTGTTCACATTCAGAAGATCGTTCAGGATAGAGCAGATGTTATCCAGCGCCTTCAACATAGCAGGATCGTTATTTATAGTGTCAGTAGTTAATGGTTGTCTTATTCCGCTTCGTGCGAGGTCTGTTACAGTAGGAAGCTGTGGTGGCAAAGCAAGAAAAGGTTCTTGCACGGCTGACGCAGAGCCAAATATGGCATTATTGGCTTCGTTTGATATACCTCTAATGCTATCTGCGGTTTGTTGAATACCATTATTCAGCCAACTACCGGCGCTCCTGGTAAGCGGGCTAATAGCCCTGGCAATTGTTGAGTTCTGCCCAGTAGCCTGATAAACCAAATCATTAACAATGCCAGTGCCATCTACCCCACCAATAAGTTGTGAAACGTTATCGCCAATTGCAGGTAACACAGCAGAGCTAATACGTTTCAGACCTGTTAATGACGAGTCAAACAAAGAGCCAAGCACCCCCTTATCTTCACCATCAATTACCTTGTATCCATTGTCATAAACTGGAATCCCCCTTGAGTTTACAGAGATTTTTTCACTCTCTCTTGCCGAAGAAACACCGGAGAGAAGATCCACTGAAGGCATATCGCGTTCAGCTTTTGGTCTTTTTTGTAAAGCGTCTCTTATATCAGTTACCTGGCTTGCTTTTTGAAATCCAAAAGATTTACCGGTTAAGCTGGATATCTTTTCAGTAAGAGCCTGATCCATTCCTTTCGCTTTTTCGGAAAGCGAAGATATAGAACCAAACGAAGTCGCCGACGCAAAATCCTTAATCAGGCCAAGGCTTGTACCAGCAATGCTGGTAGCCGCACCTCCAAATAAATTACCTACCCCGCTGTCATTTATAGCGATTAATCTCTCAAGCAGACTTGATGGCGAGCCAGTATTAACATCAACATTCTCTGGATTAATCGGTTGCGATTGATTGCCTGTTTTTTGTGGCTTTTTGACTGTCTGAGCATGTTGTGCAACCTCAATTGGCTGTTGTGTTGCTGTCGGAACGGCATTCAAAACTGGTTGAGCTGGAGATTTTCCATTAGCATATTTTACCTTGCGACCAACACTATATTGCGAATCGCGGGCAATTAGCTGACCACCATTTTCTTTCTGAATTTTATTAATCCGCGCCAATGTTTCGTCAGAGAATTGTCCCTCCCATCGACCAGTATTTGTGTTAAATGCCCCAAGAGCATTCTTTATGAACTCATTGTTAACCGCCGGGTTTCCACCTTCTTTCGTCGCTATTGCACGAACTAATTGCGTCATAACCTCTGGGTTGCTGACGTCTATTTTTTCATTAGGCGAGACGCCAAGATATTTGCTGACGTTATCAATATATTGATTAGTATTGTTCTCCTTTGGGGGTGCCCATTTGGAAATAATACTGGATACCGTCTGTAGCTTCTGATACCCAGCAGCGGCGCTGGTGCCGTTGTAATAGCTTGACACCTGGTTTGCCAGCGCCCTGATCCCTTCTTCAGGCGTGTTAAATCGCGCAAAACGTTGTTCACCTTTTGCATTTGGTGCTTCCAGCGTCGCCCCTTCCTGATTAGCGAAAACAAGGTTGCCGAGATTATTATTCCGGTAATTGCGGTTTTTAGCGTTGCTGCCACCAATATTCAGATCCGCTGCAATGGTGTTGCTGGTAGGGGCATTAAATTCAGCCGGGGAAGTATACCCGTGCTCACCAACACCATCTTCACCATCACGCCCGCCTTGTAGCTGCTCACCTAAAGAATGAATCGCATCGACAGTTTTTTTGGTGCCGTCTTCAACAGCTTTTTTTACTTGTTTTGTGTTTTCGTCAGTGGATAAAAATGTATCCTTAAGGCTACCAAAAACAGATTTGGTGATATCTACCGCGCCGTTAACACCACGAGCAATATCTCCGGTATCAAAATTCTGAAGTTTTTCACCTGCTCTTTCAAATCCTAGCGCAGAAATTCCTTTCCCTATCAAGTTTGTTGCGCCCGACACCAAGCCCCCCATATCGAGCACATTAGCTGTTGCGTAAGCCGTTTTTTGCTGTTCGGATACAGCATCATCGTCACTTAAACCAAAGGCTGCCTTTTGCGCCTCTGTATCTGTGTAACCATCTATGGCGTCATATCCAGCCATTGCCAGCGAACCGATGATAGGGACCGCTCTCGCCGCTGTGGATGCTGCTGATTTAACTCCTATTTTTGCAGCACTTTTGAGGGCTACAGATTCAGTTTTTTTCTTTGCAATGGCTTCGCCGGTTTTAATGGTGGCATCTTCAGCCACAACACCAGCTGACTTCACGGCCTTAGCAGTATTTTTTGTTTCCTTTGCAATCCCCTTTGATGTATCGCTGATAGTGCTTACATCTTTGGGTTTACTGATCTTATTTTTAACTACTTTTGCTGCTCCGACACCAGTGCCAGCTGCAGCACTACCGGCAGCAACTTTTTCGCCAACGGAGAGTGCTTTTTTCCCAAGATTGCGACCTTTCCTTTTCGATTTATTCCGTTTATTTTTTCCCGTTTGATCACCAATATTGATTTTATTTCTTCTGCTTGCTCGATTTTTCCAGAGATCACTTAAGCCGAACTTATTTCCAGAAGACACTGATTTCCGAAGCTTAACTATCTCGTCAGAAACATTTTCCAGACCATCAATTATTTTGTTGTCATTGGTCTGAAGGATTTTGGTTTGCTCTTCTACTGCTTGTGCGGATTTTGTCTCAACAGCGTTATTAAACGCTTTTGCAGATGTTGCTTTTTGAGAATTCACCGCCGCCGGATAAGTAATTACTGGTGATATTGCTTTCGAGGTTGATGTTTCTTTTTTCCCCTTTTCTACCCATTCTTTAAGAGATTCTGCTTTACCTGTGATCTCTTTAGTTATGTCGTACATGCCACGAGCCGCCATCCATAACGGCCCACCAGCACCGACACCAGCTGCATTTGTTAAAGACTCTTCACTGGAAGACTGATTGCCATCTACCCCCATAATGGAACCTAGCTTTCTGAGAAAGCCAGCTTGTAATTTTGCGTCGGCTTTACGTGCGTTCTGCAATTCTTTTTTTCTGGCTACATCCTCATTGCTTTTTTGGGATACAAAACGTCCATTACTATCCCGCAGCGGGCCTTTTAGACTTTGGGGGGATTGTGGTTCAAGAGGGGCTGAATTAGCAGCTACCGGTATAAAACCGTCCGATTTTCGGATGGTCTGACGTGATTGCACGGAGCGAACACTTTCTGGTGTGTTCGTTGCAACGATAGAGCGGTCCACGGTTTGGTTTATCGGTGCCCTTTCCTTTTTAGCAGGGAGACGTTTTTTATATGGGTTAGTTTGGACATCTCTAACGCTATCAGATGTACTTTGCTCGTAGTCTTTACGCCTGCGTGATAGTCTGTTGCTAACTCTGCCTTGCCTTTCGTCCTGTTGAGTTATGGTGCTTGCCCCAGAAAGAATGGCGTCTTTTACCTCAGCAAGAGCTTTAAGTTCGTTTGTGCTCGCCTCCTGAATAGCGTCAATTATTGCGATACGGTCTTTATTCTCTTTCAAAATAACCTCTCTTTTACCAGCGCGATCAACGTTTCCCAGCTTGAGCTTTGTATTTTTCTTCCAGGGCTTTTGACATATGGAGTGCTCGCCATTGCGGTAATTGTTCAACGTCGCTAACGGGCTGATATCCATATAGAGTCAGGTTGTTAATAATGGTTAGCCATCCATTCAGATCTAATTGATGGGATAAACTCTCTATTGAGAAAGGGGACGTACAGTGTGGTTGTCACATCTGCACCCTCCTTAGCGTTTTTGCAATGTTGCGGAGGCAGGATCAGTCGGCTTGTGCCTCTCTCAATAGACATTTTCAGGCCGTGGCGTAGGTCTTTTTGCATAAGCTGTATGCGAGCCACAAGCGGTGTAAACTCGGTTTCAAGCGCCATGCTTTCAATAATGTCAAAGCGTCGGTTAGCGGCCTGCGTGAAGTCCTCCGGATCGTCTTCAAGCGCCGTGCATAAAGCGAGTTCAGCAATCCGCATCCGTGCCACGCCAGCACTGTATTCGGGGCTTTTCATATCAGGAAGTGACGCTCGCATTCGTTCAAGGAGTTCCGCGCCTTTCCCGGTTAATGGTTTAAGTATCCAGTCAGTTGGTACTCCATTTACTGGTACGTTGGTTTTCACGTAAGGAGGTACAGTGAGTATTTCTACTGTTTGGGCCAGGTCGCTCAGGTTAATATCTGCATGATGCGTATTACCGCAGTGACTGCACTCATAGGAGTAGGTCATTACTGCATCGGGGCGCGAATTAATAAATATCCACCAAAGAGCAGTTCTGCGATCCTGAACTGTCCAGTTAGCACTGTCGTTAATTTCACCATCCTGCATAGAGTTAAGGTACTCTGTAGTAGTTGCCTCATCTTCTGCCGGGTTCAGGTCAGAATATTTCAGCGCATCCTTCACGGTAGGGGCGTGGAACTGAATTTCTGTCTCAGGACGGGAAGGCAATGGGAATTTTGGAATGTTCAATTATTCCTCCGAAAAGCAGGTATCTGTTCATTTTCCAGAGGATAGGGAGTGTGTGATTTGCGATGGGGATTGAATGAAGATCTTTGCTGGTCGAGAAGCGATTATTGAGGGTGATTTTTACACCTTAAGTGACGCTACTCACATATCCACAGAGTATTTTTATAAACCTTTTTCCATTTTTAATCCTTTTTAGATCCTTTTTAGGCGTCGCTGGAGCCAGTAGTGGCGCGGGCTGTAGAGGAGGCTGGTGTAAGATTTGCCCTCAATTAAATACGATCGGTGTAAGATTTGCCCTCAAAAGGTGTAAGATTTGCCCTCAAAAGGTGTAGTAATTGCCCTCAAAGTGATGTAAAAATTGCCCTCACCATTTGAAGGATCACACAGGGTTATGAACAGAGCGGAATTAACAGCAAAAGCCGTCAGCCTGATTGAGTCAGCGACACCTATTAGTCGTAGTTTGGCACAAGCCAATGAGATCACGGAGGCTGCTTATCACCTGACTCGCGACCAAAAGCGACTGTTGTTTATTGTGGTGGGAAGACTTCGCTATGCTTCTAAGGATGGCGTTCTTGGTTCAGGTGCCTGTGAGTTGACGGTCAACGAATATGCAGAGATGTATAATTTGCCCTCTGCTGAAGCCAGCAAGGATATTCGTAAGGCCATTTCAGGGCTTAGCGAGAAGAAAGTTACGATATATAACCCTGATGAATCGACCGAATCAGAAGACAGTTATGAGTCTTATCCTTGGATGATTAAGGATGCCTATTCACCACGGCGCGGGACTTACATTATTCATCTTAATCCATATCTCATGCCGTTTTTTACTCTGCTTGATAAGAGATTCACAAGGCTGAATTTTACCGAAGTATCTCGCCTTACAAATCCTTATTCTATGCGGCTTTATGAGTCCTTATGCCAGTACAGGAAGGATGATGGAAGCGGCTTTGCCATACTTGGCGTCGAATGGATGCGGGAGCGTTATGGGTTACCAAAAAGCTATCAGCGGTATGCCGAATTTAAGAGAAGTTTTTTAACGAAGGCTGTAGCAGAGATTGAAAAAAATACAAAAATGAAAATAGTCTTCTCAGAGGTGACGGAAGGCGGCAAAGTTACCAGGATAAAATTTACCTATCAGCAGTCTTAAGGGCAATTTTTACACCCCTCTCAAGGTGTAGAATTTGCCCTTAACGATCGGCAATTGAGGGCAATTTTTACATCTTAATTGCATGTATCTTGTTATTAGCAAGTTGTGTTTTTATATAACGTATTGATATGTAAGGACTATGTAAAAATCGCCCTCAACCAATATCGTGCGTATCGTGCATTCTTATTGCGCTTTTTTATTATCATTCACTGTGTTAACTGATTGATATTATTGAAATGTGTAAAGAATGCCTTCATTACAGATGAATTGATGATGTAAAAAATGCCCTCAAAATTGCGCTACCTTCCCTACCCGCTATCGTTGAGGGCGTGGGTGCTGACGGGAAATGAGCAACCCTCCAGCACACATAATTAAAGCTATTCAGAATTTGATCACTCCACTCACAGCCCCCTTTAACGCACTTGTAGCCATGCCAGCGGCACCGTTGACCAAAGCAGAAACACCTGAGCCTGCGGATGTGTATTTCTGGAAAGTGATTGGGTATGACAAGAACTCTGACACCTGATCACGTGAGCGTGTGATTTCCCCAAGTTGCGTAGGAAATACGCGCATTTCTTCTTCCAGTTCTTTTCCGCCGTCCTGAGTCACCCGGTAGACACGGATTTTCATCAGATATTCAGGAGGAAGGTTTATTGTTCCATCAGGATTTGTTACACGAGAACGACGCTCTTTGAACCAGTCCATGATCTTGCCATCTTCGGTATCCCTCACGGTCATAGTGACCGGTCCGGCGCTAACATAGGTTGGCTTGCTGAATTCTACGCTGCCGATCACCTTGCTTTCTGTCTCAATGTTTCCACTGCTGTAGGTGATATCCTTCACGAACATATCGAAGCCGTTCAGGCCATCCACTTCAACGGTCCACTGCCACCCCTGGGCGTAACGGATACGCATAGCGGCAGCAACAATATTTTTCCCGTAGGCAATATCGCTACTGTAATTCCCGCTTACCCCGCCGCCTGATATGGCTTTATCAAGAATGTCGCTAATGAGGTTGCTGGTGAATGATTTCGTGTTAAATGACAATGCGGTGGTCAACATTCTACCAACGCTGCTGAAAATACTCACTCTGCGCCTCCAGCGTTAAAAAATGGTAGCCCCCGGAATAATGGCCCGGTTTGAGGACATTTTTTCCTCAATCTCCTGCACGCGGGCATATAGCGTGGCTTCATCGGGCAGATCGGAGTAGTCAAATTTCCCGTCGATGGACGCTCTACGCTGCCGGGCGACATTTCTTACATTGATAAGCGCCTCCAGATATTCCTCCAGCATTCCAATGATTGCAGGAGGCACTTGCCATTCATCCAGCTCTCTGTCGCGTAGATTAACCAGATACAGCATTCGAAAAGGCCAGCGTTCTGAACCTGTTAGTTCTAATTCAATAAATCCGGATAATTCATCCGAATAGACCAACAAGCCGTTGTTGTCGGTAACATGAACCAGAGAGAGATAATCTTCTGGCAACGGGATTGCAGTACCACCAGCTTTTTCAAGTTTTAACGTTTTCACTACCCCTGCCCTGTCCTGATACGTGGTCAGAGCTTTGATCAGGAATGCTTTCAACGTTTCTTCTTCACGCACAAGCAGCGGATTAAATCGCTCTTTAACGCTTTCTAATAATTCAATTGGTGTCATTGTTGCCTACAACTCAATAACAAGGATGTTCCCGCCACAAGGGCGGGATAGGGATTATTCCGCCCAGTTGTAAACAATGCGCAGGGAAGGTTTAACGACCGCCGTTACGTCTTCGGATGAGAAGTCCACGGCGTCGGAATACACTTTGCAATGAGAATATGTGCGGATCAGACCTTTATGGTTACCGCTATTCGATTCAGCCGCCGCCTGTAAGGTAATTTCCAGATATTCTTTTCCGTATACCATCTGTTTTACAGCGGCGAGAACTGCGCCTTCGATAGTTTCCGCGCATGTGACCTGAAATTCACCAGAGTTGCGTAATGGTCCGTGCTGGTTGAATTTCATGCCACCAGGGGCGTAATCCTCCACATCTTCACGTGTCATTTCTGGTAACTGAGCTGTACGAACTAGTACAGACAGATGTTCGTAACCCTTAATGGTCATCCAATATTCAGAACCAATAAGTTTTTCGCCTGCAGCCAGGTTTTTATTAAACCGGGATTTTAGAAAGGCCATATCGGCTTTTGTATTTGCAAAACCGGACATAAATACTCCTACACAAAAACAGATGAGATATTGCTACGGTTGATCGATGTGTTACCGCTGCATTGCAGGGTTACCGTGTTATGAGTGAAATAGCCTTCCGGTGTGCGCGGGGCGTCCAGTTGGTAACTCACGCTTTTGATAACAACGTCGGTAAGGGCTATGTTCCTACCTATGTTTAACGTTACTGTCTCCGGGCGACGACCGAATGGCGCTACATTGTTCAGTTCCGGCGATTCCATCTTCAGCAATGCTGTAATGGCTGCGTTCACTTCAAGTTGCGCGTTCGTTGTCGCCATGAAATCAATTACCAGATTAAATTCAGGCGGTTGCTGACCTTCCCAAACAAGCATTGAGTTGAAGAGGGTTTTTGTTGTTACGCCGGTTGCGGTCTGAAGCGTATCTGCAAGAGAGCCAGCCGCAGCGCTAATACCGCCAAGCAAACCTCCTACTGACTGGTTTTCAAATGGTGATTGCCACATTGATGACAGTTCTGCGGTAGATCCTTCACCGATATAACCGACGACCATATCCTCTGAAGAGAGGATATAAACCTTCATTAACGGACTTATTCCGTCAGGCATTATCGCGCCGCAAATCAAACGCTATTTCTCCCAGGTAGAGGCCACCTTTGCAGGCGGCCTATGTCACTTACAAACCGCGTTTTTTGCGAATGCGCATTGATTTTTTGCGGTTGATATTCGCTACGGATGTATGTGCTTTGCGGCGTGCTTTTTTCAGCGCCTGTTTTTGCAATGACGTCATGCGGCGAGGACGCGGGCGTTTACGGATGATGGTAACCTTGCCATCACGAACCACTTTTTTACGTACCGCTTCCAGCATTGCGCTATCACCACCAGCAACGGTGTAAATGGCAATAGCTGTTTCCATCATGTCGGTGTCGCTTTCGGAAAGAGCGTCATAAACACGTTCGGCAGCTGAGTCATCTTCATCGTCGATCATTTCGGTTACATCGTCCTGATCAGCGCCAAGCGCAACAGCTGCATCAGCAAGAGCTGCGAGAGCATCGTTATAAGCATCGATTTGCTCATCGGTGAAATCGGTGTCTTCATCGATATCAGCCAGGCCAGCCATAGTGATTGCTAATGCATCAAATGAGTCAGCCTCCGGATCACCATCTTCAACCCAACCAGCAAGCATGGAAGCTGCCAGGCTGCGCATATCACCTTGTGCACGGGATTCAACCGCTTCCATCATCGCGGTTTCAATGTCGTCTTTGGGCTTTGGTTGAGTGTCCTTTCCTTTCTGTCCTGCGCTTTCCAGCATGGCGTTATCATTATTGTCCTGCGTGGATTTATCACCGCTTTCAAAGCAGCCAGAACCGAAAATCGCACGCATAAAAGGATCAGCAGTATAATTTTTCATATTCAAACCTCTCTCCCCCGCATCATTTAGCGGGGGTTATAAATCAGCGCATCAGAATTGGCTTACCGACGATTCGGCGAGCTGTACCGGTCGGACAAACAGACCAGGACACTTCCCACAGATCGATGTCCTTTTGGACAACCTGAACAACATATGGATCTTCACCCTGGGACTTGTCACGTGGAGTAACCAGCGCACCGGCTGCAACGTAACGGTCAAGCAATTCAGTCATTGCTTTCATTAGCGTTTCTTTGGTAATGCCATCCGGTTCGTGCTTAATCGCCTGAGCTACTTCATAGAAATCTCTGGCGATGGCGTTCATCAAGGAAGACACATGCTGGAATCGCAGATAGTTGTTTTTGCTGTAAGTTGTTAAAGAGTCGTCAATGTAAACGGACCCGTCAGCAGCAACTGAAACTGGATTAATGCGCGCAAGAACGAACGCTTCACGATCAACTGCACCGATATTTGGAATTCGGGCAATGTTCTGTCGATCAATAATCGCGCGTGATATACCTGCCGGTGCGTAATGCCAACCACCAACATCCGGTACCAGCGCCACTCCTTTTGCTTTCGCTACGAATGCGTCGCAGCTAATGCCATAGACGACATTCATTCCAGTGAAAGTATCTCGGCAGGAGAGCGGGAAGTAGTAACGGCTTGGTTGATGTGAGCCGCCAAAACTATGGCTTTTCGCTTCTGAAATAGCGTTTTCAGGTGTCTGGTTGCCCTTCAGGTCATAGAACATGTCTACGCGAACATCTTCAGCCAGCTTTTTGATTGCGGCTAAGGCGGATGCGTCATAACAACCCAGTGACAGCAATGCGGTGTAATTAACCTCTGAAGCTTCGAGAACCTTTAATGCTTCCAGATAGTCTTCAGTGTCAATTTCGGACAGATCTCCATCAGTACCACCTTCAAAAGCCACATCCTCAAAAATGAGTTGAGCAGCGGATGCTTCTGCATTATCTGCCAGTACGGCACCAATGCGAGTGGACTGGCTTTCAAGCAGTGTCGGAATCCATGCTGGTTGGCCCATGTCGTTAGTGCCTTCTGGATTGAAAGACACTTGGTGGCTTTCCAGCACCTCAATGGACCCATCGGTTTGTTTTTCTTTCAGCGTCAGCGTAAAGAGTTCGCTTTCTTCATCATCGCGAGTTAGTGATAACGTGCGATTTTGAGATGCATCACCATCTTTGATGAAGAATAATGCCTTCTCTTCACCTTTAATCTGGGGCGTCTCTTTGGGTGTGAAGGACACTGATTGAGTCGTTGCAGTTGAAGCAACACCAACGCTTAATGTGTCACCTGGATTTACTGTGGTTTCAGTAGGTTCAACGGAAAGTTCTTTGCTCGCCTTTGCCGCTTTTGCTTTGCCCACAACGGAAACAGAAATACCCGGCACCTTCATGTCTTTAGCGCAAACTCGAACGACATATCCAGAGCCGCCTTTTACTGCACGCTCCACGTGGCGATATGGTTCAAATGCCGCGCCCTGGCGAGGGTGAATCGGTGAACCTAATACGCTTTGATAAGTCGTATCGTCAACTTTCAGTACCTTACCCGGTGCGCCACGACGCGATATTACAAGCCCAGCAAAGACGGATGCGCCACCGCTGGTATTGGTGAGGGTAGCGTCAGCATTTACTGACATTACAGCAACGCCAGCTGCCTGCCCTACCGAAAAACTAATCTTATTCATGCTGGTTCTTATCCTCTAAAGCGAGAGAACGAGGCAAGGCTACCCACGGTTAATGGGCAGCCTCTGATCAGGATTCGCTTACCGTGAAGTTGTCGCCTACGGTTACTTCTTTCGTAGTTGGTTCAACACTGACGGCGCTTACGCTTTTAGGTGCCTCCCTAACAGTGACTGTGCACTGTGCGGTTTTATTGCCGTCATTTGTTTTGATTGTCAGCACTGCCTGCCCGGCCTTAAGAGCGGTACATGTAGTGCCATCAACCTGGACAATTTCAGGGTGATCTGACTCAACAGTGAAAGATTTGTCTGTTGCGTCAGATGGCGTGATAGTTACTTGAATGTTTGCCATTCTTTTCTCCTGAACGCCCCTTATTCAGGGGCGTGTTTTTGCCTTACTTCTGCTTTGTTTTTTTCTGTGCCTTTGAAGTGTTCGCGGCGATAGTTTCACCTTCATCTACGTCAAGTGACGTTGGTGATACCGACACGTTCGCCACCATCACTTTTTTTCGTTAACCTTGCCTGTCAGCATGTCGATAGCACCTTCTTTGGCACGAGTCAGACGCAGGCGGGTGAAGTAGTTTTCACCGTTGCGAGGATGTACTTCGTTGATGGCACTGCCCCAGAGAGTGGTACGGTTAACGAGAGACGGATTGGTTTCGTGCACGTAAGGGATTGCTGGGACTGCATCACCAGCAATCAGACCGGCTTTACCGATGCCTTCGCCACGCCCATAGAAGAAGATGTCATCCAGCCCGAAGTCATATCCCTGTGCCTGGAATTGCTCACAGACAGGTTGCGGCACTTCGTAAATACGAATCGTGCCAAACAGGGTGCCGATGTACTGTACATACGGCGACTGAACGTAACCTGGTGCGATCTGGAAGTGCTGTGGAGGCAGAGAGCGCAGGAAGTTCGCGGCGTCACCACCAGCAAAGCCGCCACGAATACCCGTTGTCAGGGTACGATTTGCCATTTCTTGAGACAGAGCGTTTACTACGTGACGCAGGAGGCCGACCCAGGACTCATAGTTTTGAGCTTCCGGCAGAGCCACATCAAATTCACGACCATAAACGGTATGGAATACTAGGGTGCGCAGACGCATGATGTCAGTCTCATGGGAGATCCAGTTACGCATCGCGGAGAACTGAAGTGCCGCTAATTCAAGGCCGTGCTCACGGCTTAAATCGGATGCGGACATTACCGTGTGTTCGGATGCAATTACGTACTGGGACGGACGAACTTCGTACTTACGCATAGCCTGGTTGATCACCGGAATCAGGCTTGGATTGCGCTCGATGTTAATTTCGACCTGAACAGCAATTTCAGTACCTTCTGGCGGAGCCTGGGTAAATGTAATGTCAATGACACCAGTGTCATAGGCAACTTTGGCAGTCGCTGAGAAAGCATTACCTTTGCTGTCTTTAGCATTGAAATAAAGGTTGCCATCGCCGTCGTCAACTTTGGACGGTTTGCGGTTGATCAGCAGTTTGTTATAACCAGCGCGAAGCGGGCAGGATTGTCCCTCAAAATTTTGGATGTCGAACTGGAAGGTTTTGGTGCTGCCATCCCCTTTAGTGGAAAGGGTATACAGGCGCTTCATTTGAGAATAAACACCAGCTGACTGCATATTCAGTTCGTCACCTTGTTTGAAGGTGCCGAATTTTGTGCCTGCTACGTTGACCAGTTCATAAATATTTGACTCGTCACGATCACAAGGAACAAAAGTACAGGCATCACTGGTAGCAGCGCCCAGAGAGGCAGGCAGAATTAGAGCAGCATATTGAGCAACTTTCATTACGCCGTCAGAGCTACGCATTGATTGCGCGACAGACTCAAACATCGCCTTACCCGTGCCTTCATGGGTATCACTGGCACATTCAGTCATCAGGCGTTCAAGAGCCATGTGTGCGTTCGCCAGGATGTCACTTGCCGGGTAATGACCATGTTGACGTTTATACTCATGCAGAGACATAGCCCACCCACCAGTGATCTGACGAGCGACCTCTGGATTTACGCCTTCAAACATAGGCACTTTCTGGATTGCTTTATCCAGGTTTTCCATCATTACTGCCTGGTCAGCAATCATGTTGCCTGCTGCATCGGTGGTCGGATCGACGGTCATAGCCATGACGCTTGCCGCCCGATTCATAATCTCGCGCTCGCGATCACGAGCTGGCTGAATGTTTTTATTCACGGTTAAGCCCTAAATTCGGGCGCGGCGTGAAGGTTCTTTTGACGGGCTAACAATACCTACTTTGTGATTTAGTCAATAGGTTTAGTAAAATAAAATATATTAACACGCATGTTGTTATGTGATTTAATTTTAGTTTTCTAACACAAATTATTAGAGTTATGGCGTATCGAATCTTTGTTTCGTATAAAAATGGCGCTAAGAGCCACTCTCTGAACACAACAAGTCGCTTTCTTGTTGAGGCGCAGTTGGCATCAATTCTTGCTGAAAGTGAGATACTCTCGCTCGCTGAACGGATCGTTATCCAGTTTTCTGGTAGAGATATACTCAATGTCCCCGCCCTCACCCCGGCATCCGAAGTTATGGAATCAATTAAATGGCCTGTATGCGGATGTCCTGCCAGGGTTGAAGAGCCGGTAACTGCAACGCTCTACATGCCGAAAGCTGTAAGAGATTGGCTTGCTATGGTTGGCAATGGGAAAGTCAGTGCTGGACTTCGCAAGTTAATTGAAATGGCAGATATTCCTGAGTTAAAAAATGCATGGCGACAATGAGTAAACAAGGGACAAAATGAGTCACGTTAACCCATCAAAAACACAATATCGCTTAATGCTGGCGATCGCGTCAGCTATACCAACCAGCCTGAATCCCCCGACAGGCTATCCCGCTGTTGTTGATGATTGTTTTCAGTATTACGGAGAAGACATCCTGAGCCAGTCAAAAGCGCTCAAGCAGTTATGTAAGGCAGGTATTCTTCACTGTATCGGAGATCCGGACGATTTTGTTGTTATGCTGGCGGATCGTGACTCTTTTCTACTGTCCTGGAAAGCTGGTGCGCGCGAAGCACGTTTGGGGAATGGTATTGGTTACATAGACTATAGCGATTGTCCGCTGGCATTTGCTGGTGGATATATGCATTGGCATGAGCGAAATAGGGGCCGTCAGCGTCAGTATCGTTTGAGTGACTTTAACGTCTGTCACGGTTTCGAAGAAGCTGACAGCCAGGACATCTGGCTTCAGGAGCCTTGATCCCCCTTCCCTTCCCAAATCTCCCTGTTTCTTTGGTTATTCAGTGCGTTTCGTTGGTTGCATTCGTCGATCGTGCTGAATAACTGTTCAGCGTATGTCGGATACTTGTTTAACAGCACTGGCGTGTCTTCTGGCACTAAACAAGGGGAGTAATCAATCAGATTTGCCTGCGGCCTGCTGGTGGCTTCTACGGTAATTTTCACTGGCACGCTGGTTGATGGCTTTTGCCCGTTCCCGCTGCATCCTGATAACGTCATCAGGCACACGCACATCGTTAATCCCAGCACGGCGTAACGCATTTTCAAGGCGAGTGATTTCATTCTGGCTTTCCTCCCGTTGTTTGATTAGGTTGGCATTCAGTTCTGCTGTTTTGCGCTGGTACTCCTTTTCCAGTGCTTTAATTCTTTCGTTTTCGGACAGCATGGCTGAGCGAGCGTTCTCACTTAACTGTAATGCGGTAGAAAGCGTGTTGTTCGTGCTTTCCAGTTGTGATTTTGAGTCTTCAAGCGATCGGACATACCTGATGTGTTCGATAACTGCCGTCGTTGTTCGGTAAATTCCAGAAATGGCTAAAAGCGCAATTACAATCAAAATTATCTTTTTCAAAACCATCCTCTTTAGGTTCATCTTTGGTGTTAAACATGTACCAATTCACATCCTTTTGTGTTCCTAAGTGGTGTTGCTATTGTTCCTTTTTGGTGTTCTTTTGGAGCGCATCGATAACGCCTTGTGGCATGATTAAACTGATTGCCGGACTCATTACTGCATCATCCAGTAGAGAACCAGTTAACGTGATGGCGACAGCGTTCTCTAAACCTTTGGTTGCCTGAGTGGTTGACGTTTTAATGCGACCTGTAAGGGTTACGACACTCTCACTTGCTGAGTTAATTTCGGAGAGTAAAACTTCGGCGGCTGCCACTGCTTCCCGTAAAGCATCAATTTCATCCTGAGTAATGACTGGAGCCTGAGCGCCCCCAGCACCACCCTGTCCACCATTGCTATCACCACCACCAGCACTTCCGGCAGCTTCTATTTTTGCGTTAATGGCGTTCATGGCGGTTTTCAGAGCATCAAGTTTTAGCGCCGCCAATGCGTCCGTTAATGAATGCGGTATGGAAACATTACCCATCCCCTCCACGAGAGCGAATGCTGGCGTGGGTGCCAGTTCATTACCTTTTGCGTGGCATTCCCAGCCAATCTTCATCTGTAACAGCTCTGATGGCTTGGTGTATGGGGAAAGAGAATCAGCCAGTAATGAAGACGCTTTGCTGGCCTCATTGAGCTGTTCAGAAAAGCCAAGCAATTGAGTAGTCCAGGCCGAAACAGAATCAGGATAGGCTTTATCGGCGTGAACTATTCCCTGTATGGCGCTGGCGAGCGATGAGGCTTTTACAGAAGCTGCCCGGCTTATGGTTATAGATTCTGGTGTAGAGATACCGGCATCTGACAGAATTTTGAAGGCTTTAACTTCACCTATTGAATCAAGCATTATGCAACCTGAAAAATATCCTCGCCGTTGGCGATAACAGAACCACAAGAAAGCGGATCGCCTACACAGACAACTCCCTTTCCACCTATCGAAAACCATACTCGCGTCGATACAGCTGCCCCTGGATGTGCACTGTTACCGTCAGTGTGACTGGGAAACATGGCACCATCTACAACAATTGGCTTACCGTTAACGGTGAACCAGGGAACAGTTTCAGCTACCAGTCGCGGCGGAAATCCTCCGTGACCAGAACAAAGGGTGTCGCTGGTGGCTATTGCGCTCATTCTTCACCTCCTGGTTATCCTCCTATTGTCATCACTTTGTTATTTCGTCATTCAAACTGAGAGTTAAATTTCGGAATATTTTTGTATTCTCAATTCATTCTCAAATAAATCTCACTGTCAGACCATCATTCATTGGGTGATTAAGATATTCTCAAAGTGAACTCAATAATCACTCTTTTTTATCTCTTTTGGTGTGGATTTTTGGGTGCTTCTCTTTTAAAATTGCATTTTGATTCTCAAATGTGTCTCAGAAGTGGAGCAAGAAGATGCGCATTTTTATCGATGATGGTTCAACCAATATCAAAATGCTGTGGGAGCACGACGGGGAAACTCGCACTCACATCAGCCCTAACAGCTTTAAGCGCGGATGGTCAGCAACATTTGGTGCGGGCAAGCCGTTTAACTATGTCATTGACGACGAAAAGTATTCGTATGATTTGATCTCGCCAGATGTTCTGCCGACGAATAACGTGGAATGGCAATACAGCCCGCTTAACGTCCTGGCTGTTCACCATGCCCTGCTGACAAGTGGCATTGAGCCGCAGGAAGTAGAAATTGTGGTCACGCTGCCTCTGGCGGAGTTTTACGACGACGACGCGCAATACAATCTCGATAACATCGAGCGCAAGAAAGCCAGCCTTATGCGCCCCGTCACGCTGAATAAAGGCAATGTGTTCACGATTAAGAAAGTTACGGTACGCCCGGAGTCTATTCCGGCAGGAATTGGCCTGTGCGACAATCTGAACCCTGCCCATTCTGTTCTTATCGTCGATTTGGGTGGAACTACCCTTGATGTTTCAATGGTCGCCGGGCAAATGACGGCAGTTTCCCGTGTTTTTGGCGATTCGAATCTTGGCGTCTCTCTGGTTACCAGGGAAGTAAGGCAAGCACTTGCCAGAGCCAATACCGAAACGTCAAATTACAATGTCGATCAGCTCATTATTAACCGCCACGATGAAGATTATCTGAACGACAATATCAATGACCCATCAGCGATTGGTGATGTGAAAAAGGCCATTGCCGCAAGCATTGATCGTCTGCGTACCCGCGTTCTTGATGTGATTGGCGACTTTAAAGGATATACGCATGTCATGGTGATCGGTGGTGGCGCACCGCTGGTGGCAGATGCAATTCGCGAGCAAGTTAATATTCGTGATGACCGTTTCTTCGTGGCGGATGACCCGCAACTTGCTCTTGTTCATGGCCTGAAAGCAATCGGTTAACGAGGTAATGTCCATGTCTCAGGAACGTAAGAAAGTGATGATTTATCTTCGCCCAGAGGCTTATGCCAATGAAAAGGCGGCGAGCGAGAAGATAAAAAAACATAGCGATATGGCAAGAACCGCATTGTTGGCAGGGCTTGCGCTGGGAGAAGTCGATAGCAGGCTTCCAGGATTACTGGCTTCCCTGCTGACCGAAGATAATAATCCGGAGCTGATCCGAAAAATGCTGGCATCCTTCCTGGAACTACCAGCTGCGGTTGAGGAGCGCCCTGCCTCCATTGAGCCAGTGAAGGAGCAAGTTGTTGCCAAAAGCGCGTCGGCGCGCAATCTGGCTGACTCTCTACCTGATTGACAGAAGATGTGCTGGTTTAAGGCTGCAAATTGCAGCCTTTTTTATGCCTTAATGGTGCCTAATTGGTGTTAATCTGGCACCAGTTAGGTGCTGTTATGGTGCAGTTTTGTATCTGGTTCCAATTTGGGGCTGATTTCGTGTTAAATAGGATGCAATATAAGGTGTATTTGGTCTGATTGATGTTATACTTTGCCAAACATTCATGACTCCATTATAGAGCCTGTCCCGCATCAAAAAGGCTCTTATCTGGAACCGTTTTGATACCAAAATCACACCGAGGAACGGATATGATTATATTGGTAGTCAGCCAAAAAGGTGGCTGTGGAAAATCAACCACAAGCGTAAACATCTGTGCGGAGCTTGCCCGCGCAAATAAGGATGTAGTGTTACTAGATGCAGACAAGCAAGGAACAGCTGCCCGCTGGGCAGCTGACCGTAACACGGCAGAGGTTTCTCCTGTTATTCATTGTGTCCAGAAGTTTGGTAATATTCGAGAAACACTTCTCGATCTGGATAAGCGTTATGAATTTGTAGTTGTTGATACAGCCGGGCGCGATAGCAAAGAGATGCGTACAGGCATAACCGCTGCAGATATTGTGTTGGTCCCATTCAGACCATCTCAACCAGATTTAGACACGCTGGCACACTTTGTTGAAGTGTTTGAAGAGGCTTTGGACCTGATGCCTAATCCTAGCATTAAGGCGTTCGCAGTCTTAACAATGGCCCCATCCAATCCGGTTGTGAATGAAACCAATGAGGCCAAAGAGTACCTGGCTGAATATCCGCAACTGAAGTTGCTGAAAACCATCATTCGTGATCGTAAGGTTTACCGCGATTGCATGGCTGAAGGGAAGGGCGTTGTTGAGATGGACAACGGGAAAGCTAAAGGTGAAATCCAGATGTTGGTTAAGGAGTTATTAAGTGATTAAGCCTCGTAAATCGGTAAAAGCCCCCGAAGTAAAAGACCCCGATCTTGAACGCCGAATTGAGGATTTTGCCAGTAAGGCTGATTTGGTGCCAGGTGAGCAACCAGAAGACAACAAAGTGCTCGATAAGGACGCTCCACGTGATTTTAAATCTATTCGTGTTGGTTTCAATGAATACGAGTACCAGGTACTTGATGCGTTAAGTAAAAAGCATAATCGCAGCAAATTGAATATGATCCGCCATGCTATCCTCATGTTAGCGGAGTCTGAGGAAGCAAAATAAAGTCTTTCAGGTTGGTTTTAGAACTTAAAAAGTCTTGAACCAAAGGTGCACCAATACACCACTAATTTGGTGCACCTTTACATCCTTTTTGGTTCCAATTGTGTACCATTTGTCATTAATTTACTTATGCGCAAAAGTGGGCTTCATGAAAAAGCTCATTATTGAAATAACGATAGAAAGCAATTTCTAATCAACTAGTGGTTGTCAGCCTATTCGGCTTATAAGATCATACGCTGTTATACGTAGTTTACGCTTTGAGGAATCCACAATGAGTGAGGCAGAAGCCCGCCCGACTAACTTTATTCGTCAGATCATCGATGAAGATCTGGCCAGTGGTAAGCACACCACAGTACATACCCGTTTCCCGCCGGAACCGAATGGCTATCTGCATATTGGTCATGCGAAATCTATCTGCCTGAACTTCGGGATCGCCCAGGACTATAAAGGCCAGTGCAACCTGCGTTTCGACGACACTAACCCGGTAAAAGAAGATATCGAGTATGTTGAGTCGATCAAAAACGACGTTGAGTGGTTAGGTTTTCACTGGTCTGGTAACGTCCGTTACTCCTCCGATTATTTTGATCAGCTCCACGCCTATGCGATCGAACTGATAAATAAAGGCCTGGCGTATGTTGATGAACTGACACCGGAACAGATCCGCGAATACCGCGGCACCCTGACGCAGCCGGGTAAAAACAGCCCGTACCGCGACCGCAGCGTTGAAGAGAACCTGGCGCTGTTCGAAAAAATGCGTACCGGTGGTTTTGAAGAAGGTAAAGCCTGCCTGCGTGCGAAAATCGACATGGCGTCGCCATTTATCGTAATGCGCGATCCGGTGCTGTACCGCATTAAATTTGCTGAACACCACCAGACTGGCAACAAGTGGTGCATCTACCCGATGTACGACTTCACCCATTGCATCAGCGATGCGCTGGAAGGTATTACGCACTCTCTGTGTACGCTTGAGTTCCAGGACAACCGCCGCCTGTACGACTGGGTGCTGGACAACATCACCATTCCTGTTCACCCGCGCCAGTACGAATTCTCGCGCCTGAATCTGGAATACACCGTGATGTCCAAGCGTAAGCTGAACCTGCTGGTGACCGACAAGCACGTTGAAGGCTGGGATGACCCGCGTATGCCGACCATTTCCGGTCTGCGTCGTCGTGGTTACACTGCGGCTTCTATTCGTGAGTTCTGCAAACGCATCGGCGTGACCAAGCAGGACAACACCATTGAAATGGCGTCGCTGGAATCCTGCATCCGTGAAGATCTCAACGAAAATGCCCCGCGCGCAATGGCGGTTATCGATCCGGTGAAACTGGTTATCGAAAACTACCAGGGCGAAGGCGAAATGGTCACCATGCCGAACCATCCGAACAAACCGGAAATGGGTAGCCGTCAGGTGCCGTTTAGCGGTGAGATTTGGATCGACCGCGCCGATTTCCGCGAAGAAGCTAACAAGCAGTACAAACGTCTGGTGCTGGGTAAAGAAGTGCGTCTGCGTAATGCTTACGTCATTAAGGCTGAACGCGTGGAGAAAGATGCCGAAGGCAATATCACCACCATCTTCTGTACTTATGACGCCGACACCTTAAGCAAAGATCCGGCAGATGGTCGTAAAGTGAAAGGCGTTATTCACTGGGTGAGCGCGGCACATGCGCTGCCGGTTGAAATCCGCCTGTACGATCGTCTGTTCAGCGTGCCGAACCCAGGTGCTGCGGATGATTTCCTGTCGGTGATTAACCCGGAATCGCTGGTGATCAAACAGGGTTTTGCTGAACCGTCGCTGAAAGAAGCGGTAGCGGGTAAAGCATTCCAGTTTGAGCGTGAAGGTTATTTCTGCCTCGACAGCCGCCATTCTACGGCGGAAAAACCGGTATTTAACCGCACCGTTGGGCTGCGTGATACCTGGGCGAAGTTAGGTTAATAGGTATTTCGCCACATAAAAAAGAAAACGCCGCTACTGCGGCGTTTTTTACTTCATTATTGCAATTATATCGTTAGCAACTACACGTTTTGACGCCTTGCAGGACACCGACCGTCTGGCTGCCATATGATGTACTTTAAACCCGTTTCCTTCATATAGTTCACGGATGTTTGGCGCACCACTATTTGTTATCACTACCTTAGCGCCGCGCTGGTGGGCTTCCACCAATAGAGATACCAGCCGTTTCTGTTCGTCGAAACGGAAGCTATTTCCTGAATAACTGGTAAACCCTTCTGTATCCGGCAGCGGTTCATACGGCGGATCGCAAAAAATCACATCGCCTTCACCAGCCGCCTCGATGACGCCAGCAAAGTCACCTGATACAAAGGACGTGTTTTTGAGGACGTCATCAGCCAAAAATGCCTCCATCTCTGCATGTGGGAAGTAGGGCGCTTTGTATTTGCCATACCCCACGTTGAACTCGCCATTTTGGTTGTACCGCGTTACGCCATTAAAACAGTGCCGATTAAGGTACAAAAAGGCGGCAGCATGATGTAGCTGGTCATACTTTCCTCTGTTAAATGCCTCACGCACTTCGAGGTAAGCGTCAGCGTTGTTGTAATTTTGGAAAAAACTATATGACAGCGTGACGAGCGAATGTCCTTCTCGCTGCAATGTCTGATAGAAGTTAATCAGGTCACCGTTAATATCATTAAGCAGGTTGTGGCAAAATCCTGCATTCGTAAATACGGAACCGCCACCAACGAATGGTTCTATTAACCGCTTACCGTGTGGTAGATGCTCAAGCACTGTAGGCAATTCTGAGAATTTACCACCTACCCATTTGAATATCGGACGCTCATATTCATCCGGAGTCCGAATGGTGCGCATATAGCTAATTTCAGCCATCGTATCCTGTTTTTCTATGGCTATGCTTGCTATAGATTTACTCATAGAGCACCCCCTTATTCGCTTCGAAAACTGCCTTTGCGAATCCATGTGGAGTAGCACTTCGAAAATTAGCCCTGTCAGGCCCTGGTGGCGCGGCATGGATTCTGTTATCTGGCTTGCCTAATGATTCGTCCATTAGGGCATCAGGCATGACAAAGCCCTGGCCGCTCCAGAGGCATGTTTTTTTGGTGTAGTTATCTTCCTGACAATATGCAGTGAAGAAGTAAGGGTGAAAGATGTGATCTGGCTTACGCCAGAATGTCGATATTTTGCTGACCGGATTTTCAATCATGTACGGACAACCGATCATCTTTGCAATGTCATAACACTGCCAGACAACCTGCATTGCTTTGAACTGGAAAAACGGATCTTTGTCAGCCTTATGCGCAAACCAGCGCGCACCGGAAACAGCAAGGTCCGTGCACGGCGGAAAACCAGCTAAAAACACAATACGTTGTAAATTATTTCGGAGAAAAGCATAAACTTCATCACTATCGATAATCGCACTGATACGTGTCAGAACTGCGCCTGATTGCATCAGCTCATCTCTGGTCTCTGCGTGTTGTGGATCGACGATAACAGCATCTATACCATGCTCCAGCCAGGGGGCGACCATTTTCCCCGTGAAATCACAAAGACTCACCATCAGAGGTCTATTGTTAACGTTCTGCTTCACCACCAACGGCCTCCACCAGCGAAGTGAACATCGCGGATAATTCAGCAGTAAACAGGATAAAGTCAGCGTCAAATCGTTGCGCAACATCCTCTCGATCAATATCGTCGTTCTGGTCGTACAATTCGTCGCTGAACGACAAAGCCTTGATACTCATATCGTCATTCAGTCTGAAAAATGCACGGTCTTGCCAGTTAACCGCAACTGTGGTTGCAACCTTACCAGCTTCTATATGACTCATGATCTCGTCGGATAGCAGGTCCACTTTTTTGCAGCGGACCGCGCCGCCATCATCAAGCAATGCTTTTAAGGTCGCTTCCTCACCGGCACGGAAACCGTTCGGGAAGCCATTTTTAATCCAGCCAGTGATGGTCAGTTCTAATGGGTCTTTCGGAGAGAAGGGGACAACGGGCAAGCTGCCAAGCGATTTCCGTAACAAAGCCAGCTGATCCTCTGCTTTTTTAGCACTGCTGGCCTCGACAAAAACCAGATGATTGCTTCGGTCTATCAGGATTTTAGCGACTGATTTTCTCGTGAAAGCACGAGGAAGCAGAGAGTGAAGCACTTCATCCTTCAGCGAATCTTTTTCAGTCTTCTTCAGCTTTCTGTCTTGCTCTTCTTCAAGTGTCAGGATTTTTTTCTGTAACTCTTCTTTGAGCACTTGAGAGGGTAGGATTTTTTCCTCTCGTTTATGCTGTATCAGAAGAAAACCCTGGTATTCATGGGTGAGGTTGTCACCAAGAACGGAGGTCCAACCAGCTTTAGCCATATCCTGAGAACCGCATGGGGTAAACACAAACTTGCTAAGGGCTGCATTTACTTCTGCAGTATCCCAGCTAACTTCGCGTGAAAGACGATAGATGAAGATATTTTTGAAAGCGACTGATCTCATGTCTCACCATTTGTGTTAGAAAATACATATTAATTATCTAACACAAATGGGTGCATTTTCTATCCTTTCTTGAAATCGAAGTTGCCAGCAGTGGCCTGAAAGGTTCCTCCTGCCTTGAAAGCTATGTCTCCGTTAGCGGTGACAGCTATATTTTCCCCATTAACATTGATGTTGTTGGCTGATTTGACGTTAACACTCCCTCCTGCATTCACGATTACATCAGCCGGACCAATGATATATATCTGCCCGGACTCATTCATGCCAATCCTTGAGCCTGCTGCCGTATTGGCAATTTCATAGCCGCCACCAGCAGTTCGTACTTCAAGAATATTGTTGCGGTGAATAACGAAGTCTTTCGTTGCTGAGATTTGGGGGCGGGGAGGTGCTCCATCTACTTCCGGCGGCGTCCAGCCGTTGCCTTTGCCAGATGCTTCTGGTGCAACGTTTGGAATTCCTCCCGGTGCATCCTGAGCGGCACCAACTATCATTGGGCGTCTGGTGTCTATTCGACCGTTAACATCTAAATAAGGAAACTCTACCCAGACCAGGTCACCTTTGACTGTAGGTACAAAAGCGTTCCCGATGGGTAACTGGTATTCCGCCCAGGGTAGATCGTCATCAGGAACGCCATTCCAGTCAGGTAAAACACGGACTTGAGCACGCATAAGCCCTGCCGGGTGCACAGTTCCAACAATTTGCGCTCTACGCTTCATTTGTTAGGCACTCCCAATATCATTCGTGTTGTGTAGCCTACGCGGTCCTCAAAGTGCGCAACATTTTTTACTATCAGCTTACGGGGCATTGATTCATCAATGCGGTTTTCCTGGTCATAGCGGTATACGATAATCTCTATTACCATCCCCGGTTTTATATCAGGATTGCCTGCGACTTCTATATCCATTTTGGGGACGAGAGACAGCTGCATATTGCGAAGAGTTTCCATATCAGAGTCGGATATATAACGCACTGGGAGTGAGCTATCGCCATATTCGACGTAGCCATCGGTCATGGAATACCCAACAAAACGATATTGATTCTTTGCTGTTGTCGCATGTTCCTGTTGGAGTAGGCGCATTTTGGACAAAGTGTATTCTGCTTTAGGGTTATTCCCCTCGTAGGTAAATGATGGCGTTTGCTTCATCAGATCAGCCAGGGTATAAAAGTTAAATTCCCCCCGACATACCCAACACAATGCACCTTTGTCTCGCGCTATCTCCGAAAGCATTTTTGACGGTTTGTCACCGGCATTCAGATGATATGTAACTGCGCGTTTTAGCACGCTGCTGGTAATTTTAAGTTTGCCGGAATATGCCTTGAATATAGCGTCTGGTGTTTTGTTGGTATGTAAATTTGTGCGCGGGGAGGGGATCTTAAACCTGCGCACGTCTTCACTGACAGCAATAACGGTAACAACATCACCAGCCAGCATTGCAGACGTAACAAAGAAATCTGTTTTAAAAGTGCCTGCATTACCGTTTGGATCGCCCATTTCAGCCACCAGCGATGCACCGTATTTGGCTTTCCAGTCATCAATTACGGTGCCGGTAGCGTCATGAATTTCCAGTTTTAGCAAAGGGGCTTTGAGGCTGGTTTTTTCTACATATACTGCGGTAAAAATCCAGTCTCGTGGCACTTTGTTATCGTTAATGAGCACTGACTGTAGAAAATATTGTTGTAACTCCTGGGCCACTTATCACCCCATAGATATCGAGGTTTCGGTAATAATACGTTTTGCGTCCAACTCCCATGCTGTGATCACGTCTGCAATCACACTTATCGGCGCTTGTGTGGCATAAATACGCTCTTCTCCAATTGGTGCTGAAACATCCGTAAAGCCGACTTCTTTGGCATCCTGTATCGAGCAAATCAGCGGGACCGGGACACGAACAAGGTGAGTGGTTGCTTCAAATTGTGTACCTGTCATCAGGCGAAGCCGTGCGCCCAGCGAATTACACATCAGACTCATGGTCGCTTTATCAGTTGCCATTAACGTAACGTCATACGTCAGAATGGCCTGGGTGTATTCCAGTTCTGCTAAAGGCATTCCGGTATCCGGTTCGCAAAAACTGGCTACTTTTTTGCGGTCAATCTGCTGATCATCGTTGATATAATTGATATCCATAGTGCGTGAGATATTGACCAGGGGGAGAGCATCCCGGTTAATGTTCTGGTTTTCAGGTTTTCTCCCTTGCCCGGCATTTGCGCGACGAACTGCTTTAAGAAACTCGATCGCATTGTCGAAACGGGCCACATAGACACGCTCTGCTGGTGGACGATTCAGGAATGACGCAAAGCGTTTTTCTTCCGGCGCGGGGGCCACCAGTAAGATATCAGAAAAAATGTTGCTGATTAGCGTCGCAAACGCGTTATCCACGTTTTCAAAGCCCGTGGTCTGGAATTTTCCTGTGCGTGAGGTTTGCCATTCACCTGTTCGCGCCAGGAGGGTTTTATTTGAAGTCATTCGATCACTCCGTTTTGAGTCGTATCAAAATTCCTGGCAGGTATGCAGTAGTAAAGCGAACCAACATGCTGTGTGCCGTAGCTAAAAATACGGTGCACGTACCACCAGCGGCGCGCTACGCCGTTTACCATCTCTTCATTCCATTCAAGAATTGAGCCGACGGGGACGTTATTTGCTGCAATACGCAGAATCAGAACATCATCGGTTAAGCCATCCTGCTCACCGTCTGCGTCAATCGCATGGAAAGAGTCACGCCCGTCAGGGTTATCCAGCACATAAACGATTTCAGGTTCCTGGTAAGTCAGTTCGCGTTGGTTGTTATCCAGTTCAGTGAATGACTCTTCTCCTGTTTCGTCGCTGACTACCCCATATGTGCCAACATCTGGTCGATATAAGAGAGCCTGAAACGCGTCTGGGCTGGATTCAATAATCAGCATCCAGTCTGCGCGGATTTGGTCGTTAAAGGCTTTATGCCCGTTATAGCGTGCTTTTAACTGTGGAGTCGGTTCTCTGCCAGCCAGGGAAGATGGAAGTATGGCTATATCTGATTCGCCAGCATCCGGAGTAAGGCCACCGTTGCTATCAGCAAAATTATCATGGCTATCAGCTTGGGCGGCGGGTTGCTCTTCCAGAATGCTGAATGAATCCGAACCGGTATTGCCATGTTCCGGCGCGCCTCCTGCATTCGCTTCAATCGGCGCTGGCGTTTCTCTCTGCGTGCTGTCATGTTCTGACTCCTTACTTGCCAGGTTTGCATCGTCAGCAAACCATTCGTCAAAACGGCCCATAAGCATCCTCAAAGGTCGATCTGTCAGGTATCGAAAGGAAGATTTTCTGGAGATTGTGATTTTGGATGAAGGAGGGGGAATTCATAAAATGCACTTGCGCACAGTGCAACGGTGCGCTATAGTTATGGCATTCGGTAATCATCACGGAGGATCAAATGACTAATGACCAAAAAAATTAACATAAAGGATTTCAGGGATGCGTGGCTTGATGATTTTTTTGAATTTTCAACACCACATAGAAAGATACCTCCTGATATTCATATGACATTGTCACGGAAGTTGGACATTATCAATGCCGCAACTACCTGTAAGGATTTAAGATCACCACCAGGTAATCGGTATGAGGAACTGTCAGGGAAGCTAAATGGCTATTCATCAGTAAGGGTGAATAAGCAATATAGGTTAATTTTTAAGTGGGTTAACGGAAAGGCCGAGGACTTGTATCTCGACCCTCACAAATACTAAAACAGATACCCGGTTACGGACCGGGTTCTGACCAGAGTCCACTTAATACGCACGCTAGTAAGGGCAAAAAATGAAACAGGCAACCAGAAAACCGACGACCGTAGGTGATATCCTGCTGTACGAATACCTGGAGCCGTTAGAGCTGAAGATCAACGAGTTAGCAGAAATACTTCATGTTCATCGTAACACCGTAAGTGCTCTTGTTAATAACAATCGTAAGCTAACGATGGATATGGCATATCGCCTGGCAAAAGCATTCGATACTTCTGTAGATTTTTGGATTAATCTTCAGACCGCAGTAGATCTGTGGGAAGTCGAAAATGATATGCGCGTTCAGGAAGAGTTAAGTCGTATCAATACTGCTGAAAAATTTATTTCTCAGCGGAACCTGAATAAAAAAGCAGCCTGATATAGTAAAACACATACAAAAAGCCCACTTAGCAAGTGGGCTTTCCTTTGTAATTAATGAACATTAAACCTATCCGTACAGAACAAGATTATGAGGCCGCACTGCGTGCGGTCGAACCGATGTTCGATAACGAACCGGAAATGAATACTCCGGAAGGTGATTTCTTTGAGGTTATGAGTCTTCTCATTGAGGAGTACGAGAAGAAACATTACCCAATTCAACCACCATCACCTGTTGAATCTTTTAACTATCCATAATAAAAGTAATCAGGATAAGCTATGATGTCAGAAAAAGTTAAAGATAATCCGTCTATAAATGAAACAGAACTAAAATCATTTTCTGAAATAATAAAAGATAAAATATTTAACAAGGTTTTTGCATATGTTGTCATTTCTTTTCTAATTTTTAACTGGAAGGATATTTTAATTATATTAAAGTCAAAGGACGACATCCTATATACATTATCTATTGTTTCTGTTGGTGGTAATGTCCCGTTCATTGATAATTGGATTGTATCCCCGTGGGTTTATCACGTTGTAATCCCATTTATTTATGGAGTATTTGCATCTGTGTTAGCTCCTGTTCTCACACTGAAGATATCTAAGCTAACAAGTAAATTATACACTGAAATAAGATATTTAGATGAAGTTGCTGATTATGATAAAAGAATAGAATTGCAAAGAAAGAAAACAAAGTTAAATCAAGCAACCAATGACGCTAAATATTCAAAACAAATCTTAGATGAAAATGAAAATAAACTTAATGACTTGGTTGCGAAACAGCGAGAAATTTGTGGCGCGATAAAACTATTGCATACTGATGTTGGCAGTATTATTGAACTATATAAAAATAAGGGGGTTAGCATTGAATCTCCGCAAGATTTATGTGATTTTATAGTCGCTATAAAAAGCACATCATTCTATAATGATGACAAGCATTTTAATAAATTGGTGTCTGATATTTCCAGTTTGTTTGATAATACTGGAATTGATCTTTCAAAAAAATGAAAGCCCAGCATAAACTACTAGGCTATGTGTGGTTTATGCTTTTTTTACATACTCCATGAACATTTTTTCAGCTTGTGCTGGTGGTGTTCCAGCCATGACAAGCGCATCAATGAACGCCTGCTTCTTCAGTGCGAACTGATCGGCAAGGCGTTGCTGAAGCTCCTTGTTTTTCTGTTTCTCACGTTGCAAGGCCGCTTCTTTTGCTGCCGCCCGTTTTTTCTGTGCATCTGACAACTTTCTGGCCTTGGTCAATTGGTCACGTAGTTTGTCGATCTTGCCGTTGTCCTTTGCCAGTTTTGTACTTAAAGCTGCCTGGCGCTTCTGATAGAGCCTCCATTCGCGTTTGGCGGCTTCAACGTTCGTTTTACTGCTACGATTGCGATTAAACTCCTTCTCGTCTTCTTTTGAGAAGTGTTTGGTTGTACGGCGGCGATCGTCACCAAATGCAATTTGCGTTGCAGCCTTTTGTAGCGCACGAGCAATACTCATTTGCCAACTGGCGGACTGTAACCGCGTCATTGAGTGGATCACGTGTTTACAGGCGACGCCTTGCAGCTTCGGGTTGCGAACTTTTGGATAGGCGTATTCTTTTGGCGGTGCCAGGGCAAAGTTACCCGCAGTGGCGATGTAACGATACCAGTATTGATGACGACCACAGTCACAATCGAAAGACACTCGCCCGGCGCACAGTGATTTAGTGATTTTGAGAGCTGATTTATCGTCTTCTGCGATGTCATCAACCATCTGATCCCATTCTTCAAAGCGTATCCGGACGATATGGTGCTGGTGGACGGATATATCCGATGCTTCTACGCGGATATTAATCACATTGTGGCGAAGAGATACGGGTGTAGCTCTTTTGATACCAGATCCGTCATCCACGGCGTTATTTGCACGCTTAATATCGATTGCCTGGCTGGATGCCACCAGCTGGGCGTATGTGATGCCAGCCGTCTTGCTGTCATATTTTTCGCGCGTTTTACTCCGTAGCTTTTCGAAACCTTTCAGGTCGTCTCGCGTGAAGAACGTGCCGCCTTTTTTCTTCCCTAACTTGAGAATATCTTCGGCGGATTTGTTCCTCAGTCTACCTGGCGTCAGCGTCCGGTGAGCTTGTCGGCGCTTACGGGTTTGTTCTTTCCTGATAAGGTCGAATAAACGCGTGAAGTCCTTAGAGGACAGGCCGTCAGTGATATAGCGCCCGTCCTGGTTTTTCAGGAAATCAGGCATTTTCTATCTCCGGTTCCGCGCTTGCGTAATCACGGATCTTGTTCCTCAGCCATGCCACATCAGGAAGAGTTAACGTGGTCCCTGCGGGCATTTCTTCCATTTCTGACTCATGGCCCACCAGCACCCGGAATACCCAGCGCAAATCTGCATTGCCATACGCCCTGTAGGCTGCAAGGTCTGAACGATATACTTCATCAATCTTTATCGTGTACTGGAAATTATCAGAGTGATACTCCGATACCCGCTTAATCATTTCCTGGTGAAACAGCGCACGAAAAATATCGTCTTCAATGTACCTATCGTCGAGTCTGCTATAGCCCATAACAAAGCCTCTCAGTCATAACCTGGGGGAAACTGTATGCAGGGTGTGAAATGCGAGAAACAGACAGGCCACCAGTTCAGGGGGATGTGGTTCATAAATCCCCTCACTGGTGACAAGTGACTTTCATTAATCTTTATGCGGGGGCCAGCTTCATTTGCTGGCATTAGATTAAAAATCAAACGGAGTAAATGACATGGATGTTATCTTCGAATTATTAATGCTAATTGATCTGTTTATGAACGCTTCATTGACCACTCAAATACTCGCGTCAATATTTTTGTTACTCTTCTACCTGGTATTGAGGGAGTTAACAAAGCTACTAATGTGATCAAAGTATCACGGTATCTTCATCAACTTCTTTCCCAGTCAGCGACTTTGGCTGGGAGGTGCCTGCTTTAACTTTTTCATGCCCAATAATGGACAGGAACGAAGCGAGTATGCCTGTTTTTTGCTCTTTCTCGACTGTACCGGTCATCTGCTCTACGTAATCCGCACTGGCAACATTGTGGTATACGGTCGCGTAGCAACACAGGATCATCAAAATATGTTCCGGCCTGATATCCTGCCAGTTCACCCGGTAAACTTCTTCTCCGTTACCGTTGTATTCGGTGTCAACGATGGAGTCGGGAATTTCGAAAGCACCTTTATTGTTTTGCGGCAGGGATAATAGCTTCTGGAGTTTTAGCTCTCTGTATCTTTCCATCCCTACGATGATCGCAGCTCTGCCGTCGGCATGACGTGTCTTGAGTGTTACCTGGCTTGCTCCGGTGCCAGCGGAGATCGTTGGCGTAATTTCGTCTACCAGCACCTTAAATTTGCTTTTCCGCAGGGCTGCTATAGCTGGAGGAATCTTTTGCTTTTGTTCCAATGCTGACGCGGGAAGGGGTTTTACTTCGTTAATCACGAGAGCACCGTCTTTCAGTATTGCAGTGAGCATTTGCGGTTTGCTGGTGGTCAGGCTGAATATTGCTATCTTCTCCATTGTCCTTCCTCCACGGATGACGGATACAAAAAAAGGCCGCACATGGCGGCCTGCTTTGGCGTTATGACTCCCTACCGCGCTTCGGCTGAAAGTTAATCGTCAAAAGAACCTTCAACGGGAGCCGTTAGCGCGATGGATTATGTGCAGTTTGTGATTTCCAGAATAGTGTCAACCACTTTTTGAGGATTTTATTATTTGACCGAAACTTGGCCTAAATCATGTTGATGTAGTTGATTGTTTTTATAACATAAAACCTCATTTTGTTTACATGAAGGACGGGGTAGTGAAGTTAAGGGTTTTAGGGACCGCGCTCGCGGCTAAGATGGTAAAGTATGGAGTTAATGAAATGTTTTTTATAAAAAATGGAAAAAGATGTTCCTCAACAATACTTGCTACTGTTGTTGCTCTCTCTGTTCCCACATTTGCCTTTGCTTATGATTTTAGCAAAATTGACTGTAATGCCCCTAAAACCAGACAGATGTTAATCGATGATTATAATGAACTGCTGAAGGACGATCAGGAAGCAATCTCTGTAATTGATGCTTATAATCAGATCAATGAGATAAGAGAAAAAAATAAGCTCCAATGTCTGGGAACGTATGAATTCTCTGATGGAAGTGCGCTTAGGGTTAGATATAAGTTATATTTAAATAGCCTCGGCACACCCATATATGAATTTGCTCCAGTTGAGGAATTAACGCAGGATGATGTAAGCGCATCTATTCATAATTCCCCTGCAACTCCTGCAAGCATGGCTGGACATGATAAAAAAAATAATGGTGAAACGTATGCCTGTAAGGTGGCTGTAACTTACAAGGGGGAGCGTTCTAACTATATGGGGGATTCCGGAACATGGGATCGTGTGATTACTGACTATGGCACTTATTTTTCATGGGATTTGCCACGCGGAAACCGAGGCAACAGCACAGGTCAGGATGCTTTTAGTGGCATGGACGAATCAAAGCCTGTATTAGAAAATCAGCTAGTGAGAAAGGAAACTGAAAAAGATGGTAGCGTGGTTGATGAATTTAGGACTGATGTAAGTTATGGGGAAAAACAACCAGTTCATAAGTTTGTATATGCTCGTAGAATAAAACCTACAGGCATGAGAGAGTATTATGTTACGGATTTAACAGACAAGCGGGCGTTTATGTTTCTGAATTGTCAGAGAGATTCGTGATTGACATAGCAGGCTTACTATTAAGCCTGCTTTTTGGCTTTACTCGGTAATAGTTTTGCAGTTGTTTTGATTTAATGACAATCCTAGCTTGCTAGCAGCCAACTCATTTTCTGTGTGAGAACCAGCAAAAATGAAGCCTTGTTTTATCTTATTTACGGTGAAATATTTATTATACATGAACGCCCAGATAAATGAGGCAATCCACGGGCCAATTCCGGCTGTGAGGAATGCCAGTATCAGCATCACTACAAATACCCCAATAAAAGTTATAAAGTCTTTCCTGAACAAAGCTGGAAAAGCACCAAACAAGAATGTAGTCCAGGAAAAACCATAAAAACCGGTGATTGATTCGCCAGTTTGAGGGTTTTCAAGTTTAATTTTAGTAGCCACGATTATCATCCTTTTACATAAAAAACATATAGTTATAGTGCTGTGTGAGATTCTAATGTTACTAATTTACACTTTGTAATGCAATTAAATAACTTTAGGCAGTGGAAGTAACTATTCGTGGCAGACTATCGTTAAGACCTTTCAATTATGGTTGCTGTAAATGGAGGGGAACAGCCTGTTCTATCATCCCGCGTATCAAGCCAACTTCAAGTAGTTCCTCGTATTCCCAGTATCTGTTTGTTACCAGATCCAGGCTGGCTATGACCTTGTGCCGGTCATTCGGCATAGCCAATTTTTCTGCTATAACCATCAGTGAAAACTCTTCATCCAGTAGAATTTGATAGCAGTTTTTTGATAGTTCCACTTCCCTTATGAGACTGAAACGTCGCTGGATTGTGGCAGCAGAGTAAGTGAAATCTATTTTCTTCATCGTGCGGAGAATCCGGTTATTTAGTAGTTAAAGCCCCGGACAGGCCGGGGCAACAGTAATTAACTAACAATCCAGTCCGTAGCAACAACATCCTCTGGAGCTAAATCAATCGCATGGATTTTCCCATCCCGGATAGTGCGCCAGTGCTTTCGTGATCCACCTTCGGGCCACACCCATACACCTTCAGGCCAGGATACTCGACGGCATACGATTGCATAGCCTGTTTTAATCCTCTCTCTGGCGGTATGCAACGACAGGTTTGCCTTTGGACTTTCAGGCACAGGATGGTGGATTGCCTGAAACATCCCCATCTTTGGATGATACCAGCGTTTATTGCGTGGTTCTGCCTCCGACATCACCTGCTTAAAGGCTTTCCGGAAGGGGGGCCATGGCCACAATGGAGCGTCGCGCAAGCAAACCATCGGGAGTTAAAAACTCATGCGTATCGGTGGGAATCCGGAAAGCGTTAACCAGGTTGCGGCATTTGGCTTCAGTCAGGCCACATTTCGCCGCCAGCTGGCGGTAGCCAATGTAGCCTTCCGGAATATTGCCTTTCTTTATTTGCTCGAGTGTTTCAGCGACCATCGATACTTGTGCTGATACCTCGGCTACCTGGGCATTTACGGCGTTGATCCGGCGTTCATGCTCAAGATGCATTTGCGCCATTTCAGCCAGAATTTCGGCTTTTGATTTTAACTGTACCCGGGCATTCTCCAGTTCGCGCCAGCGGTCCACCAGCCGGGCGGTGAATTCGGGAGAGAGCTGCGCGACGACGACAATACTATCGCGCTTGCCTTGCTCGCCTTCGAAGAAATAGGCTTTTGTGTATTTATTAGGGCTAAGTGATTGATTATTCTCAACTGTAGCCAATGGCGTATGTTGGATAACTCCTTTAGCAACAAGTCTTTCGATGCTGCGTTTAACATCAGAGTGACGACTTCCCACCAGTTCCGCGATCTCAATGCTGGTCATTGTCGCTTTTTGAGAGATGGACAGATTCATCAGTGCACCTCCACGCAGTTCATTGGCAGATTCCAGTAATTGAGGATCTCCATCGCATCAAGAGTGAAGCGAGCAGCAAAAATGCAGGGTTCTTCGGGAAGGTATGAGCGCGCCTCTGCTTCGGTAGCAGCCATTACGCAGATATAAAGGTGTTTTTGGCAGGAATAGAAACGCCAGATAAATTCAGAATGAGTTGGGGTAGGGATAGTAGCCATATTGGCAGCCTCCTTTGACTAAGTTAAGGAGCTACCGCGTGAGGTTCCAATCTCAATGGCGGTAGCACTGACTGGGTTGGAACTACCGGCGTCAAAGGGAACCGGCCTGCCTTTCGGCAGCCCAGCCAGCACTACCATTGATCTCTGAGCTAAACGCTAAGTATGGCTGTGCGATGGCATGACACAAAAAAAGACGCGTTCGGCGTCTGTGTCGCCTTTGACATTATCCGGGGTTCCAATCCCGGCACCCGTTTTTCTAAGGTGCCGTAGAAATATACCCCACGATAATGCCAGGGCGCAACAGTCAGTATTTTATGCTTTGGCGGATTTCTTCCGGGCTTGCTTGCAGGCGTAGGCCATTGCTTTAGCTTTCACTTCATCCAGCTTCCCGGTGATCACTTCTTTTCCGAGAGTGACAAACCAGTCATAGCAACCGCCAGTAATGTTCTTGATTTGAAAGTTGAGGTAGCGAACAGTCATTTTGACACCCCCAGCGCGAGTAAAGAATGCAGATTATCGCGTGAGTGGTGGACGACGAGTGATGGGAAAAGACTGTAGTTGTTCATAGTGTAGTGACTCCTTGCTTTCGGAGCCGCCATCGACTGTTCCACGGTCTGGTGGCGGCGCAATAAAGGCTGGAACACCGTGAGTCAACGGGGGCTTTTCAGCCACCTATATTGCACCGCCATAGGTATGGCGGCGGCAATAATACGAAAAACTAAACAGTTTGTCTCAAAAAGTTGACCGGTGTGCCAATCGGTAGTGAATGTACATCGGTGAAATTCACAATTCAACTTAAAATGTTAGAAAACTAATTTATCAATTCAATCGCCATCTGATACAACGTCATTTCATCGGCATTGTGCCGCATGAAATCTGCTTTTCCGCCTATTTTTCCGTCAGCATGAACAGGGACCAGCCAGGGATATTGTTCTCGGACCTCGGCTGGCGCTGCGTACTGGTGGTGCCATTTACACAAAGGGAGGACATATTTATGCGCGTTCTCTACCGTTCTCCCGAAGATATGGTGCAGGGATACCACAGGGCTATGTTGCCCGTGAATATGGCAGGCAATGCAGGGGAGAGTACCGATAGCGGTCTGTATCCGGCGTTCATCGGCTGTGAGTGATCTGCCCTTCAGGCCGCGTGACGTGCGTGTTTTTTTGGGCGGAGCGGATACCGCTTTATCTTTTCTCCGCTGTTCATATTGCTTTGCTTTTTCAATTTTCTTTTGCCGATATTCAGGCGATGCGGCTTTTTCTCTCGCTCGCTGCTGCTGGCGTTGAGCTTGTTGAAGGCGCTTTGCCCTTTGTTCCTCTCGCCAGGCTGGGTCAGCCAATTTTTGCATGGCTTTTTGTCTCTGTTTCTCCCAATAGCTCTGTTTCTGCATGATGGCAGTCTCTTACTTTTCAACGATTTTTCTATGATTGATCATAACCGTTAGATATTCAAAATTGATTTTCTAACACAAAACATTAATATCATCACTGATAAATGTTTGGAGGACATGATGCTTATAGCTTTAAGTGCGATCCACCAGCCATCTGTGAATGAGATTGGCCTGTTCTATGTGTTGGTTTTCGGGGCGTTGGCGCTACTTGAGCTTGGTATTGAGCTTTTCGCAGTGCTTATGTTTTGCGTCACGATTCTGGGGAAATTTTGATGGTGAAACGTGTTTTGAAAATTTACATCGCGGGGCCGATGACTGGTTATCCAGATTACAACCGTGCGGCGTTTAATGCGAAAGCGAGCGAGTTGATGGCTGAAGGGCATATCGTTCTGAATCCAGCTGTGTTACCTGGTGGCCTTTGTCAGAGTGAATACATGGATATTTGCCTGGCAATGGTGCGTTCTGCTGATGCGATCTACTTGCTCAATCGATGGGAGGAATCGATTGGTGCTCGTGCAGAGCACGCGCTGGCTGAAAAGCTGGGGCTGACTGTAATTTATGAGTCACCAACCAACATTGAATGCCAGGTTGCTCCGCATATTTACCGGGAACTGGTCAATGCACTGCGTGATATCGCTGCTGTATATCACGGCACAGAACAGCTTCGTGAGCGTTTAGCCCATACCATTTCCTATTACCTGTCTTTATCTCATGAGCACAAGCTCCGCCAGAAGGTAATGATCAAATTTATCATGAGGTTATCGAAATCCCTGGCAAACGCCGATCCAAAGAATCCATTACCGAAAGAGGCAATGAATTACCTGAAGTCCTGCAACGTTGTTTCTGAAGATGGCGTTCTTTTGGTTAGAAGGAGTTCTGCGTGAGCTGGCGGGGATGGGGAAGGGCAGAAATCATGATACTCCGCCAGTGCGCCGGAACTATGACGGTCGAGAGTATTGGGAAGCTGATCGGTCGTACCGGTGATGCCGTCAGGACTAAAGCGCGGGAGTTGGGGATCAGCATGATTCTGAAAGGAGACTTTCATCCGTCAGCCAAATACCGGCAGAGCGATATAGAACTGGCACGGCAGCTTCATCAGTGTGGTGTTCCCCGCCGTGAGATCGCGGAAAAACTCGAAATGCCCCTGGGCATGATTAATCAGTACGTTTATTTCGAAAGGAGAGTGTATGAAGTCTGAAGGTTTAACGCCCGCACAACTGGCAGAGCGTAACGCTGAGTATGTAACGGAAATTTCCCGACTTGAGAAAGCGTGTGCTGCGCTGGCGGCGGAGAATGCTGGGCTGAAACATGCAATGGCTGTAACTCTTGAGCATGTGTCGGTCACGGATGCAGGGCAGGCCGGAGTTGCTGCAATGATTATCAACGATGCCCTGCACCACAGCGAAACTCCAGCCACCAATGCTTTTCTGGCTGAAATTCGTGCGGCGGCTCGCAACGAGGGGATTAACTATACCGCAAGCCGTCTTGCTGCTGCTTTCAACCACGGATTTATCAATAAGTCTTTACGTGAAGTTTTCGACGTTACGCGCATGATTCTGTCAGCGAAAGAAGAGTTGGCTAATGAACCGCACCCGATTGATGGCCTGTCCGGTGAATATGCGGAGAAATCCCTTGAAGAATGGGCGGAACAGATTCGCAAAGGAGCTGACAAGTGAAGAGGATGATTTTTGTGGCGGCATTGCTGACCATTACCCAACAGGCGCAGGCTTCAGCAGTTATTGTGGCATCTACCGCCGCGACCACGGCTGCTGTAGCTGCTGCGAACTCTGCGAATATCGCAAACCAACAGTCACAGCGTGCTGCCAATGCATCAGCCAGTGTTCACCCGATCGCCATTAAGACCGGCAAGAAAAATATAGGTTTCATAACATGCGGCAAACGTTCTGACGAGGCTGTAGGTTCACTTGGATGTACGGTATATGGGGATAGTGAGAGTAGAGAAATTCCATGGAAAACGTGGCCCGGATACGTTCTCGGATCGAAGCTCCCTGCCAGCTACGAAGTAAATGCCGTATCGTTTGATCACTATAACGGCGTGGCAACTGTCTATTTTACATACTGAGGCTCCGCATGAAATTCTCCAAATTTTCTGAGTTGGTGAATCGTATTTTGTCCAACAACCACAGCCATCGTCGCGATATGGATGTAACGATCATTGTTCATTCGCCTGGCAGCATTGGTTCAACACCCTCAGTTGAGGTTCAGTCAATTCACGCTGGTTTTGATTGGGATTCCGGGAAAGTGCTGATTTTCCCTGCACAGCCACTGACTACGCTAACACCAGAACAGATTACTGATATTACTGATAGTGTGCGCAAAGGTCAGTCCTGGCACGCATATCAGGAATACAAGAAGCATAAAGAGCAGTTGGAAAAATTATCGATTGAACTTGATACCGCAAAACAGCGCATTGCAGAGCTGGAGGGTAATCGCGCGGCGCTGGCTGCGGAGAATGCGAGACTGAAGGCGATATGTGAGGATCGCCGCACGTTCATTATGAATGGCGTGCAGCTTGGTTTTATCAAGGTGCCAACAGTGGAAATAGATCCAGCTCTTGAAACAATTCGTATCGCCCTATCACCACAAAAAACCACTCCTGCGACCGACACTTTCCTGGATGAAGTGAAGACTGAAGCACGCAAGGAGGGCGCTTACTTTGTGGCGAACAGGATGCTGGCTGCCTGGAAAGCTGGTTTTATTGATGATACTGCGAAGAACGCCGCGGATATTGCCCGGATGATTCTTACCTCTACTGAGTTTATGGCTAATGCGCGGGAAGGCGATTTTGACCGCTCATTCTCTGATGGCGTTCTCGAAGATATCGCCGAACAGCTTAGAAAAGGAGGTAAACAGTGAGTAATACCGCACGACTACAGCTTGGTTTTTCACCGCTATCAAAAACCATCGTGTTGGCAAAAATGCGTGACTTAGGGGATGGAACAAAACGTCGTGTCGGCAATGATCGCGGTCGTGATGTAACCAACGAGGCCGCACAACTCGTTTGGCATCTAGTCATGGCTGAAGGCGGTGAAATTAATTGGGAGCTGGATGATGGTTCTCGCATGGTATTGAAGGCAGAAAAGCAGGAGCCACCACAGTGAATATCGACACCACGATAACAATCGATACGGCCCTAAATACCGGTCTGGCACTTTTCGGTTGGCTTTACATCATGTCCCGTACCTGGCGATGGCTGGGTTCCATTTTCCTAAAAGAGTGGAAAAAACGGCGCAAACAGGAACTACGCCAGAAGGCATTAGAAGCGTTCTATGACGCATTTGAGCTTAGCCGCATTGAACCAGGCACAACAGCCAGAATAGCGACAAAAGGCGACCTGATGATAGTGATGTTCAGACAGGAGAAAACCAAATGACAGAACAGACGATGACAAATCGCGAACTTGTTGATGCCGCGATTGAACTTGCTGGCGATTTTTATTCCATGATGGGTTACGAGCATCGACCTGGTTTTAAGTATTGGGAGTCACCGCATCCGCAAGAACAACAGGTGTTTGAAATGGCCTGCCGTGCTTTTGAGGTTATTCGCGGTTCTGATGTGATGGAGGCCGTTGCCGACTTGGAGGATGAAGAGTGAGCATCATTAAAGAAATGCCGGTAGAACGTGATGAATATGGCTGCTGGACACATCCGGAGTATGAGAAGTTTTGCGCAGGTCGTGAATATATTTCCACTGAGGAATTTGACGCCTGGATGAAGGAAAATAATCTTCAGTGGACTATTCGCAGTATGGATGAAGATGATTTTGATCTGGACGCAGCTGGACCCGATATTGCCGCCTGGGAACCGGAGCGACCAGAGGGTGAAGGCTGGTTTGTTGGCTCTATCCATGACACTGAAGATGGTCCAGTTTGTATCTGGCTGCGGGAGAAGGTTGCCGCATGATCCAGGCTATGCATGAAGTGAATTTATATAGCCGTATTGATGGTTCTGGCTACAGAAACATATGGGTTGTTGGTGATCTGCATGGTTGCTACACCAGACTGATGTCCGAACTCCATCGTGTGGATTTTGACCCGGCGCAGGATTTACTGATATCGGTTGGCGACCTTATCGATCGCGGCACCGAAAATGTTGAATGCCTGGAGCTATTGCAGATGCCCTGGTTTCGGTCGGTTATGGGAAACCACGAGCGATTAATGATCGATGCGTTAAGTCCTGATGGCAACGTGAATAACTGGCTAATGAATGGCGGGCAATGGTTCTTCATGCTGGACGCTGATCAGGAAATATTAGCCAGGGCGCTGGTGGAGCTGGTAAGACGTCTGCCCTATATCATTGAGTTGAACACCGGGCATGAAACTATCGTTATAGCCCATGCCGACTATCCAGGTGGAGAGTACCAGTTCGGTAAGGATGTGTCGCTTTTTGATGTTGTCTGGTCGCGCAGTCGCGTCGGTGATTCGATAGATGGCATTGGTGGAGAAATCACAGGCGCAGATCGCTTTATCTTTGGGCACACACCGGTACGAAGACCAAAAGCATACTGGAATCAGCACTACATAGACACTGGCGCGGTTTTTTGCGGAAATCTGACGCTAATGCATGTGAAGGGAGGGCAGCTTAAAGTCTGATCAAATCATTTACGCACTCAAAATACGTTAGAACATTGATTTTAGTTTTCTAACATATTATTTTACCACTCGGAACAAAACAGAGTCGGTATGCATTATGAGTGCAATAATCACCCCATATGTCGTAAATGAAACTGGTGTGGCTGTCTTTCCTGTAGATAAGCCCACCAGCAATTACATCGGCGCAGGACGCCGTTTTCTTATATCCCCATTGCCGCGCGAACAGGTTGAAAACACCCCTGATGGCGTCGTGGACCTGAATTATTCCCTGGTTGCCAACCAGTCACTGACACCCTTTTTTCAAAGTGAGCGCGTATTTAATGCGTTAGGTGGTGAGGATTCTATCGTTCACTGGGTTAGCACCAACATTCACGATTGCCAGGCGCATGATAAGCGTGATTGTAGCCACCAGCTAACCACTCACTTCTATAACGGTTCTGCCGTTCGCCTGTGCTGGAAGCATGATGCGGAATACATGATGAAGGGGTACGGCAAGCTTGACGACCAGCTATCCCTGAATCGCGCCAACTGGATTATGAACTGGGCCGCCAGCGAGTTAAAACTTCCGCCAGACCGCGATCTTAGCATGGTTGAACTCACCTTTTGGGCCATTCGCCGGAATCTTAAAGACGAGCTACCTGATGAAGCTGGTCGCATTGCATTTTGTCAGCCAAAGCCTGAGATCCCTACAGGCACTCTGAAAGAGTCGGATATCACCTGGGAGCACAGCACCCGCGAGCTGGTGGATATTACCGCAGAGCAGATCGTCAACCTGTCTGTAGATGAAGATTCCGGCCTGCTTTATATGCGCCGACCAAAAACGGTCCTCGGTAAAAGCCCGGCTTATCTCCGGTTTGTGGTTTCTCGTCCGTGCATCGGATGCGGTGGAAAAGTTAATCACCCGTTCATGTACCGCGCCCGCTCGTTAAACGAACACGATCGCTGGGCTGTTCCTCTTTGCGATGAATGCGCCAGAAGCGCAGAAAACGATGTCCGGGCATGGGAAAAAACGCATGGCATACGCCTTTACGTAGCCGCTAACCAGCTTTTCGATTTCGCCATCGAGCGCGGAGTGATCACGTTCAATAACTGATGGGAACAATGCAATGAGTCAAGGTAATGGTGACGGAGCTGCAAAGTGCAGAATCTCCACTTGTTTGATTAATGACAAAAAAATAGAACCGTGCGCGGCGTTGGCACAATCCCTGGAGCAGGATGCTGAATACACGACGCGGAAAGGTCTGCTGAAATACAAAATCTATAACCATGAATTAATTCATTCACAAGACCTGATCATGCTGCGGTCAGGCGAGCTTTCTAAATCGCCGATTCGAATTTCATTTTGCCCGTTCTGTGGTGAAAGTCTGAAAACGTGGGAAGCGGAGGCAACCAGTGATCAAAATTAACTATCAAGAACTGCGCGAGGCGGCGGAACAGGCAACGCAAGATGAATGGGTAGCATATATTTTGCCGGGTCATAACGGCATTTATCCTGCGCGCACGTCTGAGGGTAGGCATTGCGGATACTTTATTGACTGGCCTGGCATTGATGGACAAAGGAATGCTGGTGCTAATGCCCGTTATATCGCGTCTATCCCACCAAAAGTTGCGCTGGCACTCCTGGCCGAAATTAAGTGCCTGGAAGACACAAATATTGATGCCATGTGCCGAATTGCAGAACTGGAAAAACAATGCGCTGAATGGGAGCGAAAAGCATTAAGCAACTTTGAAGAGTGTGCTGCTATGGCTGAACGTATCGAAGAGTTGCAGACAAACTCTGCACCAGGTTCGTTTGGCATCATCGGTGAAAATATTCGAACACAGGATAATCGAATAACGTCAGACCCTATGTTTTGTGTGTATCAAAAGCGCGAAATCGTTGTTGATGCTGATTATGACTATGACCGGATTGTCTGGGTTGATGAAGATGGCAATGAAGCCAATAAACGCCAAAGTCGTCGTCTCGAACTACTTCACGAAAACTTTCGAGAGCCACCAGAAAAATGGCGGCGCGTTGCTGTGAAAGATATTGATGAATTCGTGACCTGCTGTTTCACCGAGCAGGGTTGTAAAGACTACTTGGCAGCCAATGGTCACAATCTTCGCTTGCCTTTTATATATGTAAAAAGCGGTTTCAGGAACGCTGAATATATCGGCATAAGAAACTGGCTTGCTGGCATTCGCATCAAAGGAGGTGAGTAATGCGTGTGGCATGTATCGGCTTGTTACCGTACCCGACTCGTTTTTGGGCTTCTGCGCTAATTGCAAAGCCACATGTCCTGATGGCTGACAACATCATCCCGGCACCAAAGCGCCGCCATACCGGTATTGCAGCGGCACGACGAGCAGCAAAGAAACGCAGGAGAGCAAAACGATGAAAAACCGTAAAGCAAAGATTCTGTTAGTTCGTAGAAACGCCCCTAGCGTCTGGCAGTGGGTGAGACTCAGCAACCGACGGATGGGGTTGATGAAATATTACGGGATGATGGATTGTTGTTTTTGCAAAAAGCCTACCGCGGCACAGAACAGGCGGAAGAAAGGGTACGCAGTACGATGAAAAACCGTAAAGCAAAGATGCTTATTTCCCGTGTATACAGACGTTGCCATCCCAGCCAGTGGTTGAGAGTTAGCAATCGCCGTGTGGTGTTGTACTTATATTCTGGAATTGCCAGAGAGGGAGTCCGAGATAAGCGCAGCGCGGCGCAAAACCGCTGGAAAAACCACCTGCGCACTAAAGGAGACTGATATGGCTATTGCCGCAAGTTACACCATGCATCTCTACTGTGATTGTCGCCAGTGTACAAATGGTAAATATCAAACGCCAGACTTCGGTGAGTATATCGGTACGTCATGGGCTGGCTGTGCAAAAGAGGCGCGCAAGGACGGCTGGCGAATAAGCAAAGACAAAACACGTGCTTTTGCGCCCGGGCATAAAGTTTTGAGGATTAACAAATGACAACTATTACCAGAGAAAACGCGGAAATTAAATCATTCATCACTGGTTTCCTGAGCGACCCGGCGCACGACAACCAATCTACAGACAGCCTGCTTGCCAATGTGTTTCGTATCGCACAGGCATCGCTGGAAGCAGAGCCTATTGGTGAAGTTTCAGAGAAGCGACACGGCCTTGTTATGGATGGAACGGTAGACCTTGGCGGGAAATCAACTTATCGCATCATTAAGGGAGAAAAAGCGATGAAGTTGTTGCCGTTGGGGACGAAGTTTTATACCGCACCGCCAGCGCCGGTAATACAGGCTGATGTCGCGCAAGCAATTGAAAATCTCAAGCAGAAATTAGTGGAATGCAATCGCTATAACTACTGCGCAGATGCAGTTAAGGGCGTAGAGGATGCCTGCCACGCTGCCATGCTTCAGGGTATCCAACCTGTAAGCCAAACTTACAACTTGCCAGAATTAATCGAAGGGATGGAAGTTTCCATTGATGTAAGCACTTGTGATGCTGATTTAGGTAATCGCTATTTCGGCACCGTCACCGAGGCGTTAGAACTTGATACAGCCAAGAATGGTTACATCCTCCTGGTTCAGGACGCAGAGCCAAACTTCGATGTAAATGGCAACTCTCCGGTAACTCCGGATAGTTGGATAAGCTGTAGTGATCGAATGCCTGAAAAGGGCCAGAACGTGCTTATTTCGGTGAATTTCGATAGCTCTCTG